CCGGCTCCGGCGACGGCTCCGGCTCCGGCTCCGGCTCCGGCTCCGGCTCCGGCGACGGCTAGTATGCGTTGCGTGACGACGGTCGGCGGCGGCAAGGACGACGCGAACGCCCTAAACCATGCTCGCGTGGCGGCGAACATATCACAACGCATAGCGGCGCGTCACGTCGGCATTGCGCCCCAACTCCTCAACGAAGCGGAGCACGATCTCGCGACGTTGCCGCCGGAAATGATCGACAAGCTAACCGCGTTCTATGCGCAGGTTATCGCCGATGAACTAAAAGTCGAAAAATGCCCGTCGTGCGGAAATATGGTACGCGCGCATAGGCAATGCCGTTGCCTGCGAGGCAACTGGGAATCCGTGAAATGACCGATATAGACTCGGCACTCCTCGCCCGCATTGAAGCGGCGCAAACGACGAAGGACCTATTTCTCATCGGCGCGGAAATCATGAATCTAGTCGGATCACATCCCACGCATAAGCATAACGTAGCGTTCGCGCAGAATATCGTGAATGCGATCATCGCACGGCGCAACATGCTCATCGGGTACGATCCCAAGCTTCCGCGCGTATGACGGCGTATGCGGAGTTTCTTGCGTCGAAAACACGGCGCGCTCGCTCTCATGGCAAGATCGTTCCGCGCGATTCGATTAGCCCGATGCTGTTCGAGTTCCAGAAAGATACCGTTCTCAATGCGTTAGAGCGCGGACAATGCGCTTGCTTTTTCGATACAGGCCTTGGGAAAGGATTCATCGCGCTTGAATGGCTTCGGCATGTTCACAGATTGGAAAATAAGCCCGTTCTCCTTCTCGCGCCGCTTGCCGTATCGCACCAATTCGTCAAGGAATCCAAGAAGCTCAGTGTTCCGGTGAACATCGCCGCCGACGATTCCCAAGTCGTAAACGGCATAAACATAACGAACTATCAGAAGCTTCATAAATTCGATCCGACGCAATTCGCGGGCGTTGCTATCGACGAGAGCAGCATCCTCAAGTCCTTTGACTCGAAAACACGATGCGCAATCATCGAAGCATTCTCCCATACCCCGTGGCGATTAGCGCTTACGGCAACGCCTGCGCCGAACGATTACGTCGAGCTAGGCAATCACGCGCAGTTTCTCGGCGTTATGACGCAGACGGAAATGCTCTCCATGTATTTCATAAACGACATGACGCATACAGGCGACTGGAGATTAAAATGGCACGCGCAAAAGGATTTCTGGAAATGGGTATCGTCCTGGGCGATCACTGCGCGATTGCCATCGGACATCGGAGATTACAAGGACGACGGGTATATTCTCACGCCGCTTCACTATCATCATCATGTCATCCCAGCATCGCAAGAAGAGATTCACGCTTCCGGCGTTCTCATCCCTGAATTTGCGAAGACGCTATCCGATCAGCGCGATGTGCGGCGAAGCACGATTGATGCGCGCGTTGCGAAGTGCGCGGAGATTGCGGCAACGATTGAAGGACAAGTTCTCGTATGGTGCGGGCTCAACACGGAAGGAGATGCACTCGAAAAAGCGATTCCCGATGCGGTGCAAGTATCAGGCGCAGATGATGATGAACATAAAGAGAATGCGATCACGGGATTTCTTGACGGAAGTATTCGCGTTATCATAAGCAAGTCGAGTATTATGGGATTCGGCTTGAACTTACAGTGCTGCCATGATGTAATCTTTTGCGGAATTAGCCATTCATTCGAGGCATACTATCAATCCGTAAGACGATGTTGGAGATTCGGTCAGCAGCATCCCGTCAACGTGCATATCGTAACATCCGAATTCGAGGGAGAGATTATCTTGAACCTGAAACGAAAACAACAGGACGCGGAAGCTATGGCTGCGGCAATGGTATCCGCGACGAAAGAGATCGTATGAGCGCAGATCACTTTCGCATATATCACGGTGACTGCGTGACTGAAATAAACAATATTGCAGACGAATCCATACACTACTCAATTTTTTCTCCGCCTTTCGCCAGCCTCTACACATATTCTCCCGTTGAGCATGACATGGGAAACTGCGCGACGCATGAGGAGTTTCACGAGCATTTTTCATTCCTCGTTCCCTCATTATTCCGCGTTATGAAGCCGGGAAGAAACCTGAGTTTTCATTGCATGGATTTACCGATGAGTAAATTCCGCGACGGCGTAATCGGCTTAACGGATTTTCGCGGACTCTTGATTCGTGCGTTTCAAGATGTTGGGTTCATTTTTCATTCATCGGTTACGATATGGAAAGACCCTGTTACCGCCATGCAACGAACGAAAGCAATCGGCTTATTGCATAAACAACTCAAGAAAGATTCGTGCATGAGTCGCCAAGGTATCCCGGATTATCTCGTAACGATGCGCAAGCCGGGAAAAAACCTAGAACCCGTAACGCATTCTAATGAATCATTCCCTGTTGAAATGTGGCAGCAGTGGGCTTCTCCCATATGGATGGATATAAACCCAAGCGAAACATTGCAGCATCGTAGCGTACGCGAAGACGCAGACGAACGTCACATTTGCCCGTTGCAGTTAGAAGTCATCCGGCGCGGTATCCGGCTATGGTCGAATCCCGGCGACCTCGTGCTTTCCCCGTTCATGGGAATCGGTTCGGAAGGCGTCGTCGCAATCGAAGAAAAGCGCCAATTCGTCGGCATAGAACTCAAGAAGTCCTACTTCGATCAATCCAAGGCGAACCTTGAAGCCGCCGTTTTCGACCTCGAACGGCACCTCACGCTCATCTAGTTATAGCGCGTTGCACGCACCGTCCAAGGCTGATTCGAGGGATCGAATGAACCGCCGGTCGCCGTCAAGGCGAACGTCACCGTTTGATTGTTTGCCGTTGTGCGCCCCTTGCCATACACCATGATGATGCTCTCGGCATTGAAGGCGGTATGCCCGTTTGCGTTCGTCAAGAACCCGCCCGTCATCGTTCCGCCGATGAGCGCGAGCGTGATGGTCATGTTCGTGTTGCTCGTCTCTTGCACGCCGTAGAAGACCTCGATGAACCACTGTCCATAATTGGGAATTGAAAACGATGGGTTGCCGCCGTTGCCGTCGTTTATGAACGTCGTGCCTACGGGAAACTGCGACGGAGGCGTATAGTTAATTGCATAATTACCGCCACTTTTCGACAGAGACAAAGTTGAAGATGTAAGCGTGCTTACGACTTGATCGCTACCCTGGAAGACCGCGCCGCTGAATGCTCCATTCTGCCCGTAAAAACTACCCGATGCGGCGACGTTGCCGCTCGTGTCGATCGCGACGAGCGCGCCGGTTCCCACGGATCCGATCGCAAGCATACTGGCGGTGATACCGCGAGACGATAGGCCGATCGAAGGACCTAGTCCCGTGTACGATGCGCCGCCGAAGAATCCAATATGCAGGCCCGCTATCGTGCGATTCGTGTACGGTTGCGATGCGAAGAAGCTGAGTGCCGTTGTTTGCCCGCTGAAGTTTCCCGTCGTTGCATTCGTGATCGCGCCGCCGAGAGATAGGTTTCCATTCGCCGCGACGTTCGCGCCAAAGGACGCGGAGCCGGAGATATTGATCGATCCGCTCTGCTGAGAAGCGGGATTCAGTTGGACGGTATTTGCGAGTTGCGTTTGGTTTACGAATGAGGAAAGAATGCCCGCGGTGTCGGCAGCGAAAACGATGTCCCCGACGTTCCAAGCACGTGCACTCGTGCCTTCTTGCCCGCGTAGGCATGTCAAATTGCTTCCCGAGTTCGCGGTAACATAGACGATTTCGTAGAGCGTTTGCGTTGCGAGGTCGTTAAGTGTTACGGCCCATACGTACCCTGCGGGGATCGTGGGAAAGTTCGCGGACGATGCGAGCGTGATCGTCGTCGCCGTTGAGCTAATCGCTCCCGCTAAGGTGGTCTTAACATTATTTGCAAAAGCGTACAATGACATTAAATGACCTCTTTATCCAGATCGGCCTTCAACTCTTCGAGCGCGATGATGCCGCCTTCTACGCGCGCAAGGGAAAAGAGAATCACTTTCAGCCGTTGCGCGATCCCAGCAGACTCCGCCTCTAGGCTCCTGACCTGCTGCGTGAGCGTATCCATGTATGCCTTTGCGCTGTTGATTTTCTCGTTGATATTCATCAAACTATGCTCACAGTTGCGGAGAGTTGGAAGGGAAAAGATAACGTACCAGAATTAAATGCATCCTGGAAGTACGTCGATGCCGGATTCGCCGACGACGGTACCGTGATCGCATACGATAGACTCGGCGACGTGACAACCGCGACGCTCACGGCCTGCGCCTGCGTTGCGGTGATATCCGTGCCGTTGACGCCGTAGAGAAAGCGCGCGACGCGCTTGCGTATCACGTTCGCGTTCGTCATGCGCCCGTCGCAGATGTATGTAAGCCATGTAATCACGCGCTTGTAAAAATCATCGTTCGCCGTGACAGCAGTCCCCGTCTCGAAGAAACTGCTGCCGTCGATCTCCATTGTGTCTAGCGGAATGCCGTCGATATTCGCGACGATGATATGCTTCGCAAGCGTGGAGAACACGGGACGCGGTATGCCGTATATTCCTTGGCCGATCCAATCGAGGAGTTGTCCGTTCACGTTCGGGTTCGTGTATAGTGCGAGCGGCGTTTCATTGAACCAGTCAAGATAGGACTGCGCAATGATATTGTACGCGCTGAAGAACGCGACGATGTTCGGATCGTCTTGATATTGCACATACGGATAGGCTTTTAATATCTCGGTAAGCGGCGTAGGCCACACGGGAGCAGGGTTAGGCGTCGGCTTTGGCCCGAGAGCCTTTCCGCTCGCAGATACATGCTGATCGTCCTGTCGCGTCGCGGCACTGGCGCTGAACGACTCGGCGCCGATAGCTGATACGCGCTGCGCATCTTGAATCGTCGCTCCCGCGCTAGTTTGAGCGGTAAGAAACGCGGAGACCTGCGTCGCGCGAATGTGCGGCGACGCGCTCGATTCAAGAAACGCGGAGACCTGCGTCGCGCGATTAGCCATGCTCTTACGAAATTACCTTAATGCCAATTTGCAGCGTTGAGGCATCCGCAACGATCCAGGCCGCAGACGTAAAGGGATTAGAATCCCACGTTCCTTGTATGTAGCTATACGTCGTGCCGATAGTATATGTAGGCCCAACGAAAACCGTTGTCCCATTCGAAATACATACGGCGACCTGACGAGTTCCAGCATCGTCTTTTCGTACCATTGAATATACCGTAAGCGATTCAAATGTATTTAAACCGGACGGCACACTCATTGGATAAAGATCAATATCGCCAGGCGTAAGATCGTCGACGTACGTCACATCGTAATTAGGCTGGGCATCATTGACGCTTTGCCAATTCGTTGCTGCGGGCGATGTCCCACCAATCGCCCAATTCGTATTTAATCCCGCACCGATTGGTCTCCCAGTAAGTTGTTTGATATCTCCCATAAACGAATTATTTGTCGATCCAGTTGTGTCGTTCACATACACATCTGCGAAATTGTAATTGTCTCCTCCCGAATCTCCAGAAAATTGTAATATACCAGCGGCTGTTGTAGTATTTGAGGTCTTTATACCAGTGAATGTTAGAGCCGGAATGTTCACTCCATTGATCTGCGTGGTAAAGCTGCCTGTCGTCGATGTTGACAATACAATCTTAAATTCAATGTAATTCCAAGCATTTAATAGCACCGTATAAGAACCGAGGATAGTTCCAGCCCAATTCCGCACGGATAATAATGATGTATTACTATCATGATAAAGATACATCTGCGTGGTATTAGAAACATCAGAAAGCATCATCCGTACTTGAGCGCCTCTGAAATAATAAGCACCGCCAACGATAATGGTGCCAGGCGTTCCCGGTATATTGTATTTTAAATCATTCCCTCCTAATATCTGAACCCCATATCCGCCTAAGCGACCTTGCGCTGTTCCTACAGCGTTCGGAGTTCCGCTCGTCCATTTGCCTGCCGCAAAGTCTGCAATGTTCTCGATAGCGAATGATTCTTTGAGTAAATTTGCCATGTTTTATCCTTGTGCGCTTGTTGCGCCGCTTGGGGAAATGTAAAAATATGTTTCCGCATCTGGCGCAGGAATTATTGACGTTCCAGCCGTTGGCGTTGCCGTTATACTGTTTATTGTGACTGCAAATATAAGCGTCGTCAAATTCACGGCGGCGAGAACCGGCGCGATAGCGACCTGAATCGCTTCGGTCATCACGAGGAGATTGATCGGCTGTCCGACTTGAATCCCATTGATGTATGCTTGCATAGCTTTGACGATCAAAAGGTCTACCACAAGCGATGAAGTGAAGTTGACGAGCGTTGTATTCCAGGTCGCGGATATTCCAACAACGGCTTGAGGCGGCGAAACAAAAACAACGTTGTATGTATCAGGGGCATCATAAATTGAGGCAGAGATATTGCGCCCGGAGCTTACCGTAGAGCCGGACAGTAGTCCGACGTTGCTTACGCCTTGATAAATCGCGTAAGCAGTTGCATAGGGATCGCCTCCGCTACAAACAACGACAAATGTTCCACCGGCCTGTATGACCGATACCAATCGCGCCGCTACGCCCGGCACTGCATGAAGCAGCGCCTTCAGGTACGTTTGCGTGCCGCTGAGTGCGACCTGAGACGCCTGGAGGAGCCGCGAGCGGTAGCTCTCTTCCGTCTCCGCCGCCTGCGCCGGGACGCCCGCAAGCGGGTTCGTTACCGTGAGCGTGTACGGTTTCGGGACAGAGGTCACGATCTGCGTTACGGTGCCCGCAGGGATCGCGAAGACGTTCGAATTCGTCGCGACGGCGTACAGCGGCGAGGAGGTGTCGCCGCTCGCGATCACGCCGCCATCTTGAATGCTGTATTGCGAAGTCCCGTCCGATACCGTGAAGCCGGGCGGGATGACGTAGCCCGCGCTGCCGGTAAAAACGACATAGACCGAAGCGTTCGACGGCTGATTCTGCGGGATGCCGAACTGCGCGCCTTCGGCGGCAAGGAGGTAGGCGTTCGCATATAGGGGGGAAACAGAGTTCACGGCGTCAACGCGCGCCTGGTCAATCGTTACGAGCGCGCCGGTGCCGGTCGAAGCGAGGTCCTCGATCAATCCCGCCGGCAAGATCGTCAAGCCGGGAGACATCGATTCGGCGAGCGCGATAAGATGCGCGTTCAAATCCGCCGGAGGGGTCGCTACGGGGCCGGAAGCCGCGAAGAGGAGCGGCGGGAGAGCACTCACGCTAGGTAGCTACCGGCGAAGAGGCTATCGTTCCTGGGATGAAGGTCGCCGCGACGTTGTAGGTAGGCGGAAATGAACCTCGCACGCGGGTAATCGACAAGCTCGCGAATTGCGGCGAAAATTGCGTTTGCGTTGCCGCCGCGTAAAAGTCAGGAACCACCTGGGTAATCACGCTCTGAGCGCCAGGTATTCCGTATGAACCGAAAATAGGCGATTCTCCAAGCGAAAGTTTGAGGACCTGAACTACGTTTGTCAGGTATACATTTCCGTTGAACCCGTTCGCATCGGTTTGCACGAGCGTCCATGTCCCGCCGATGCCGTTGACTTGTCCGGTTCTTCCCCAAACGCGCATTATGCCTCCGGTGTCCCTGTTACGCTGCTTCCGCCTGCGACCCCGCCATGTACGTGCGTCTCCGCGACGACGCCCGATGCCATTGTGAACGCGCCCGGCGCAAACGTCCACGTCGAAGAGCCCGCTTTAATCGTTACGAGATTCGCACTCACGGTAACGGATGCAGTTTGCGCTTCATCGGAGAGAACCGCGCCCGCAGGTCCATTTATCCAGGCTTGATTTGCATTAGGCGATGCGGGAAACGCGCTCGAAGCGACCGGCACGAAAATCAATGCAGATAAATTTCCGTATGCAATATTCACTTGTGCAACGCCCGCGCCTGCACCGTTAATGCCGCCTATGGATGTGTCGGCGGGAACCGTTATCCCCGCGTCTCCGATTTGCGTCGGTGCGCGCATCCATTGGCTTTCCGCCTTCGGAATCGTTAACTCCGGCAGAGAATACGGACTGGAACTCTGAACCTGGAACGAAACAGTAACCATCGATCCGAATATAGCGGTAACGACGCATGGAAGCGCGCGTCCCGTTCGCGCAATGACCGCACGGGCTTTATTTTCAGCCGTTTTATTTAATGATCGCTGAAACCATAGCGTATTGTTATCGTTAGACGGCATTCGGGAATGCCTCGAAGATGCTTGACCATGATGCGCCGTCGGGATCGCGGAAGTTGCCGACGTGCCGTACCGATTGCACGGTGAAACTCCCTTGGAACGCGGATTGATACTTCGCTTGCGAGGGTGCGGATACAGCCGTCGTCGTCACCGTACCGGGTGCGTCCGGGAGCCCTTGCGGCATATTTACTAGGGTATTGATCTGGATGTCTGCGCGCATGGGCGTCATAAATTGCATGATCTTGAAGTTTACCCATTTCGGTTGCCCGATGAGGTCGATAAAATTGAGGATCTTGGGCTTGGGCTGTACGGAATTGTCCGTAACGAAGACGTTCACGCCGTCCCACATGAAGATATTTATGAGCCCTTTTATATGCGAATTGATGAACTGTGAAAATTCGATTAGCGTTTCTATTTTATGACCGATAAATTGCGGCGTTGAGTAGTTGCCGATCGCCATATTTATTTTAAATCTAGGAGGCGGATATGCAGATTTCAGCGCTGTTTGTATCGCATCGGAAAGCGGCTGTCCTTTAGACCATGAAAACGAAAAATCACCCCGATTTATGTCCTGCGTATAAAAGGATGGTACGATGACAAATGTCAGGGACATATCGTCGCCGATCCAATTACTAAACGATTGCCATACGGTGCCTTTCACAAGCAATCCCGACTGCGACGGAGATGCGAGCGGAAGGCCCTTCTTGAATCCGCCGCTTACTGAAATGGTCGATCCGAAGTAATTCTGCGCTTGGCGCAAGTCGGAAAGCGGAATGCCGTGAATCGTAACGGTGCATGCGCCAACGTCTCCGCCGGGTATGCCGAGGAAACTTCCGAGGATGTCCATTTCCACTTGCAGCGCGCCGGGGTCGATCTTGCCTCCGGGATACGATGTCCACGTTTTCGTTGGGAGTTGCGGTCCTTGTCCTGCGAACGTCGGAGGAGTCAGGGCGATCGAGTAATATCTCACGTCGTCGTAATCTCAAAATTGTTTGTCGATACACGAAAGAGCAACGTCGTTTTCGTGAAGATGCCCGGCGCAAGATAGATGTTTGCATTCGGAGGTGAGCCGATGAGCGGAGAATTTATGGTGAGATTGCCGAATTGATCGCTAAGACTGAAGTACCATCTCTGACCGTAAAAATTCCAAGCCGTCGCAAGCGTATAGCTCGCTCCGTCGATCGTCACAATCGCGGAGAACGGCGGCGCTGCGACAGGGCTTGGCGTAAACGCAAGCAGCGTCGTACTCATATCGCCGCGCTCGGTGTCGGAACGCCGAAGGACGAACCCGCTGCCGTTACATTGCCAAGCGATGCGACGACGCCGGTTTGATTCGCGGGCGACGACGACGGATTGCCGGAATATCTCGGCTGACCTGTGATCTTATTTCCATTCGTAATGGTTTGCATAAGCGCGCCTTGCTGCACGGTGAGGGCCGCGCTTGTGACCAACGGCTGTATCCAGTCGAGCTGGTACATTATCTGGACTTGCTTACCGCCGTCCGCTGAGACTTGCGGCGTCACGTCCGTCATGGCAGTCATAATCACATACGAGTACACGAATGCAGGCGTCGCGACTATGTACGTTCCGCCGAGAGCGTTGTGCTGATGCAGCGTGTTTTGGAGCGCGGTGAAGAGTGACAACTTCGCTTGGTATCCGCTTTCTTGATTCACGGGCGCGATCATAAGCAACGAGATTGTAAGCGGCTGTTGAATCGTCGCGTTTGCCGCCACGCTTTGATTTGCAAAGGGATACGTTGCAACTGTCTGACTAATCAACGTCGATCCCGGCATCGGAAGATACCGCGCGAATGCGTCGTCCAGCGAAGCGGGAGAACCGCCCGTGTAATCGGTAATCGGCGCGAGGTGTCCCTGCGCGGTCACGATGCCGTTTTGCAATATAATGGGAGACACTTGAAATGCAAGGTCATACTGCGATCGGAACGATTGTGCGGGCGATGTGGAGGTTTGCACGGTCGGCGGAAGGTTACTCATTAGTACGCCGCCGCGTTTGCTTGCACGACGACGCGCGCTTGCGTTTGGTTTACGATGTGAATTTTAGTCGGCACAGGCGTATGAGGTACGGTCTTCTGTGCGGGCTTAGGAGAATGCGAAAGTTGCCTAAGCATTGCTGCGCGTATTTGGTTTATGTGGATCGCATAATCATACGGGTCTGAAGGGCGCTGAGATGCAGCAGATCGCATTCCCTCCGTGTTGAAAAGCGCTGAGATTTGTGCGTGCGATACGTTTGGCCCCAAGGGATTACCGTGTGAATCAACATGAGTTGCCGCGCTTCTTACTGCCTTTGAAAAGAGATTCTCCGTCGCCTTCTCGCCTATTTTGTTTATGTACGAAAACCGTGAGAGAGCAGTCTGCGTATTCGTTTTCGGATCGAACAGTTGACTAAGGAGCATGCCCGCACCCTCTCCGTACCGATTGAGTTGAAAGAGTCCGCTAGAATCATATCCCCCTTTCTTATTCTTGTCGCCTTGCGCGCGTGGATTGAAACCTGATTCTAAAAACGCGGTTGCAGCAGCCGTAATCGGATCGACCATCATATTCGCTGCAATTCCCATGATTTTCTTTGCCATGACGCCATGGGGGCCGCTGAAAAAGTTCGAAGCCTTCAATCCTAAGTCAACGCCCAAAGATGCGAGCGGATTTTGGTTTTCCAAGTACTTATGTGTATTTACGTCCTTCTGGGATTCGGTTGCCGGCGGCGCATTTGGCAGTAACCATCGGAGATGATTCACGATAACCGCAAGCTCGTTACTGAAATCGTGAAAATTCTTCTGCGTCGTCTGTAAGTCTTTTTGGAATTGCCCATCGGTTAAGTACGTGCCGAACTTATCCAAGTTTTTCGAGAGTGTGTCAATTGCATACGTAGCGCCGGAGCTTCCGAGAATTTTCCCAATGAACCCCACGAATGCGTCCGTGAGTTTTCCTATCGGCCCCGCAAGCCCGGATAGCTTGTCGATAAACAGTGTTTGGATTTTCGTACCGGCCGCTCCAAGCGTAATAGCGAGATTATTCCATGCATCTTGCTGTTTTTTTCCTATTTGATTCCCAGCGATATCTTGATTGAATCCGCGTTGTCTTTTATCTAATTCTGACAATCCGCCAGGCTGCGCGGCAAGGAGAACGCTCTGAATATCGCCGCCGAGCATCCCCTGGAATACGTTCTTGAGGTACGGATCGCTCAGAGGTGTCTGCATGCCGCGAGCCTTGTCGCCAAGGTATATCTTCGTTGCGGCCCTGAGTTCCTCAATAGCCAGGTTCCCTGGATTCATCCCTTGAGCACGCTGCGGGTTAATCCCGAGCATGGAAAGCGCACCGAGGCCACCCACGGTGTTTTGTGCCATGACGGCATTCTGGAGGTCGCCCGTGCCGAGAAACTGTTGGAGGTGTACCCCGAAGCTCGCCAGCGCGCCGGTACTCATATTGAGCCGTCCCGCCGATCGCGAACGCTGGAGCGTAGCCCCCGCGAGGTCGGAAATCCCAAGGCCCCCGAGAAGGCCCCCCAAGCCTCCAAAGGCGGCGATCTTGACGATGAACCCCGCGATGCTGCTTATCGCCCCGCCCACGCCCTTCGCCGCTGTGTGGAGCTTGCCCATGTGATCGCCGCTACGCTTGGTCGCCCCGCCCAGGTCGTTCTGTGCCTTCACGGCCTTGGCTATCGCCTCGGAAATAACCCCGGCTTGCGCCGCCGCTACTGCGAGGGCGTCCTTCGCGTTGAGCGCGCCGCCCGCGAGCGCCTCGCCCGAGAGCCCCATCGCCGAGCCGGCCTTCTCCCACTTCTCTTGCTGCTTGTCTAGCTCGCCAAGGTAGGACTTGAATTTTTCCTGGAACGCATCGAAGGCTGAGTCGGCAACGTCAATCTGAATTATCGACCGCGTGTTCGGCATGGATTACCGTTTCGCACGTGCGCACAAGGAGCCCTCATCTCTTGAGCATGAGCGAGGTTGTGGCATAAAGGTGCCGCTCTCACGGAACCCTTATGACTTCTGTCTCCGTCGCCATCGCTTCGGAAGGAATCGTCATTCCCTGCTCAGGCGCAACGGCGGTTGGCTGTACGTTGCTTGCAGGGGTCAGGTGGCAAATGCTCGTCGCGCGTTCAAGGAACGACGTGTTCATCTGCACCAGCGCTACGCCTCGCTTGATTCGAGCTTGGCGCACCCGTTGGGCCGGGATCGACTACCGAGCCGGTTAGGCCGGTCGGGGTTTCTCGATTCGGTCCGCTACGTCGAGCGACGGGGGAAGCGCATTGGCTTGCGCATCAGCGGATGTCCGAGGGACCTTGTGCGCCCATAGCTGCTCGTATTGCTAGGAAGCCGTCCCGGCGATGATACAATATACCCCTCAGACGTTCCCAAATGTCGTGAGGGAACCCGATGCGCCGCAAGGCATGTCGGGTTTTTTCTTTGCAATTCTTTGTACCGCGCAGGAGGGATAGCACGCCCGTTAGGACGCCCGCTCGGTGCGTTCGGCTCTGCCTTTTCGCTTGCGCGAGGTTCGGCTTTTCCCTCCGAAAACGCGGCGTTAATTTCCGTTAATTTCTGTTAACGGTAACATTGTAAGGCAATGCAACCGTAAGACGTGTAAAGAGTGTGCTTCCTATCAGCGGTTCTAAGGATTATTGGCATATACTACCAGAGCAAACTCTCTCTATAAGGCGACCTAAATGAACAGCGATCAAACGATCCATGCCGTCCGCATCCCGGATAATAATACCCCTAAGCAATCTTCCCTTGCGGGTTCGTTCATTCTCGGCGCATTCGGAACGCTGCTGAAATGGGCGGCTTTCCCAGTGTTTATTTTGTCCGTTATTGCATTCTTTGTGGATAGCCCGCCCGCTACGCTTTACTTGATCTTAGGCGTTGCATTGGTTGTGGGCGGTTCGTATTGCGATTACGTTTCGCGGCATTCAATGCGCATATCCAGTTAAGAACCGCCAACTAGCCCTTTGAGCCCGCGCGTTAGCTCTAGGATGTGGCGATTACGGTATGCGTGCGCGGAATTGAATTGATCTATTCCATGCCGCGAGAAGACCTCGGCGAAGCCTGCGCCGATGACCCAATTCAGGACAGCTGCGAGGACAGAATCTCCGGCGTATCGCTCGCCGGTATCGCAGCGGGCAAAGATTGAATCCACTCTAGCGGCAGCGCAGAGGCTGTCGATCCATTCAAGGCTGATGCGATTAGGGTACAGCGGACCTTGCGTGCTGCTCTTGGGAGTAGGGCATATCCCAAGAAAAAAAATACTATGGAACTTTCAGCCTCGTTCCAATCGGCGGCGTCGATGATATCGCGCGTAATGGCAATGTCTACCGGCAGTTGTTCGTATCCGTTCGCGCCGGGAGCAAGAACGTATGTGAGCCGTTTTATCTGCGCGAGAAACGCCGGGCCTTGGCTGTCGATTCCGCGTTCTTGCGCGTCTGCCGTTGCCGCGTCAAGAAGCGCGAGGTTCGCCGTGCTCGCGCATGCCGCCGCGTAATTCGATCCGCGCTGCCATATCGCCGCATTCGCCGCTACGAGGATGCGGTAGTTCGCGGTGAAGACTTCAGTCGAGATCGGGGAATGGTAGGCGTATATATTCGGTTCTCCCTTGTCGTCATACCGAATCGGGAGAACGAGATTCAGCGCGTTATTGATTTGCAAACGCTACAAGCCGCTCCACATGATGCTATTGGTATAGAAAACGCCCTTGATCGTTGTCTTCACCGTTGGATCCTGGCCGTCGTACGGCCCTGGTGTCGGTCGTAATAGCGAGCAATTCACAAGCGTAATCGGCGGGAATACGTCGGAATCCGGGTACACCGTTACGGAGCCGAGAATCGCGTTTAATTGCCATTGCGCGATGTACGCGGCGGCGATTGGTTGACTGCGAAGCAAATTTGCGGTGAGGGTCGCCATGACGTAGGGATGCGGAGAATTCACGATGCCCGTCGCGGTGCCGATCTGATCCACGGCGTCTTCGTCGAAGTCGAGTTGCGCCATCGACTTCGCCATGAACGGAGCGGTAAGGCTCAGTTGCGGAAAGTTCGTCACAACTACGGAGACGATTACGCGATTGAGTACGCCCTGTCTGATCTGTGGATTAAACATTACGCGCCACTCCCAAACGATAGGGCGTCAACATTGAAGACGATCTGCTCGAATCCGTACTGCGGCGTTACCGTCGCGCTGAAGCCGTTGTAGATTCCGGCAGGGTAGTTCCCCGGATTCTGCGCGATGTACGTCGCGAACGGCACGGCTGCGAACGTCGCGGCCTGCAAGAGCCCGTACGATATGCCCGTGCTGCCGATGTCTGTTAGGATCGCGAGCAAACGGTTTATGCCGTTTTGGTTGTAGTACAGCGGCGGGTTTTCATTGCTTCCGTCGATGATCGCGGCTGCGAGCTGCTGCTTCGCTTGGATTTGCACCCAATCGATCGCCCACCATCCCATGGCCTGCTCGCCGTCCATTGTCGTTCCGCGAAAGGTCGTCGCCGTCGATATGCCGCCTTCGGCGCCTGTCCCGACGATGTTCCCGTACGCAGTGAGAATCGAATTGATCGTCGTTTGATTCCCGTTTTGTACCCAGGGCGTCACGCCGTAAAGAAAACGGAATCCCATCGGCGGAGCCGGGGACGTTGCGCTCGGCGCATTCGACAACCATTGGTAGAAAAACGCGGCTGCTTGGAATTCGGTTCCCGCTGCCGTTGGGCTTGGAACCGTGGCGAATATGGCCTTCGTCGTTATCGCGTACGCGCTTATCGTTGCGCTTGTCGTCGTGACGAAGAAGTACGTTTTCCCTGTTGGGCTTGAGTGGTTCGCTGCAAGCGTGTTGAGCGCTGCGCCGGATGCGTCCCATGCCGCGGGCGTGAGGTAGGCGTAAAAGATGCCTGGGTTCGATGTTATCCACGAGCCGAGCGCGGTTATCCCCGCCGCCGATGAGCCTTCGACGCCGAGTTCGAGGACGTACAAGCCGACGGCGTTCCCCTGCGCGAAAAACGTTGTCGCCATGTCCTGAATCTCATCGAAGTTGCCGCTGGAGGACAGGGCCGCGATTACGCCCGCGAGGGTGCCGTAGTACGTGTACGTGCCCGTCGTTTGCGTCGTACCGCCGACCGATACCAATGCGCCGCTCTGCTGAAGCTGCGAGGGTGTCGGCGCTTCGGTTACAATCGCGTTTACAGTTACGATTTGACTCGTAATGGTAGGCACTACTTCTTACGCCTCAACCCAAACAAACGATCCGAAGAACGATGACGCCGTGCCCGCCGCCGAGCTAAGAAACACAGCGTATCCGCCCGGCGGAAGAATGATGCTGCCCTGAAGATCGGCTTCCAATCCAAGATTCGCTACGCCCGTCGTGAGCGCGCCGGTATTGACGGTGCCGAGAATGCGCGCGAGATAGGGCGCTGCGGGGAGCGTAATGCTCGCGGATGAATAGAGCAGGCCCTGCGCGACTGCGGGCGTTGCGCCGTTATTTCCGGGGAGCGATGCGACTGCGGTAAGCGTACCTGCGAGCGCCGTCGCGGAGAATCCGATACCCAGGCCGATCACCGCGGCGTTCGTCTGCGCGACGATGAACGATGCCTTCGCCTTTTGGATTCGCAGGTTCACGGTGCTCGCGATCGGATTCGCAAGGACAAGTCCGCCGGTGTACGTCGTCGGCACGCCCGCGCTCAGAGCCGTCGCTACGACCGCCTGATTGCCGCCTTGAAAAAGCTGCCCGCTAATTCCGTTCCCGGCGTTGGCATACTGTCCGAGCGATAGATTGGGCGCATACGGGTTTTGGGATGCGATGGTACACCTCCGGCACGGAACTACTTCGTACGCGCCCTTCGTCGCCCGTGAACGCGCTACCCTTGAGGAAAGCGCCCGCGCGGGCGGAATGGATCGGGAGAGAGCAAGTACTCTCATATCTGCAATTATCAAAGCTGGTTGCAGGTAAAGCGAGAAGCGAAAACCCCCGTGCTGCCAAGTCGCGGGGGTTTTTGTTAGGCGGTGCCTTTCATCTGTCCGGTGCGTATCGCGTTCGCGCGGGCGACGGCTTCGGCATTGAGGGGCTGCGTCGGCTTCGGCGGTTTGGGAATCGCGCGTAAGCGGTCGTCATTTCGTTTTTCCACAGGATTCTCTCCGTTTTTTTTGGGCGCGTCGGCTGGTTTGTTAAAAAATATGTCCATAGGTATGTTACCTGGTCTGTTATGGTTATCTGATTCAGATAAGCCCCCCTTACCTGATTCGGATAACACCCCCTTATCTAAATCAGGTAAGACTGTGTTATCTAATTCGGATAACACCTCACATGGAGGGGTCTTATCTGAATTAGATGATACCTTATATGGAGGGGGAGGCATGATGCGATAATGCGAGGAGTGCCCTACGGCGGGCGCAGTCTCAATCGCCCCCATCGCCTCAAGTTCTCGAAGAGCCGGCGTAACGTGACTTACATGGATTCCCGCTAATCGCGCTATCGTTTTCCGGCTCGGAAAGCATATGCCGTCCTCATTGGCATGTGCGCAAAGAATCCAGAAGACGATAACCTTCAGTCCGCGCATCTTTGGAGCCCATGCGACGGGGAGCATCCCGTACATGTCGTCGCCGAGATGCGCGAACCGGGAAGAAGTTGTAGGACCGGCACTCGTTGCCGTGGTAGGTTTCATGTGTTCTCCGTGCCGGAGACGAGTAAAAAAGCGGCGTTCAACGCGCCGCTTTTTGTGTTCTTGCTACTCCCTACGCTCGCCTTGACGAGCTAGCCACGCGATAACGTCACATTGCGTGGGCATTCGTGCGGCGGTGTAATCGGCAGCGTGATTCGGGTAATCGCCATGATCGGCAGGCGAACGCAGACGACTTCGCCCATGTTGCCGGTGCCCTTCGCTGTCTGCGTCGCTTGGGAGCTAGCGCCGACGCCCGCGAAGGTTTGGCCGATCCCGGAAGCCGTCTGCGGGGCCTGCGTCGATGTTCCACGTGCAACTATGGTGAGTGCGCCTGAGCCGATCGCGGTTTGCGGGGCTTGCGTGGAATCGCCCACTGCCGCATACCGCAGATTGCCGCTGCCCGATGCGGTCTGAGCATCCTGCGACGATGCTCCCGTGCCCGTTACCGGAGGCCCGGCGACGTTGCCGAGGGCGCGTGTAGTTTGGGGCGTTTGCGCGATTGATGAGACGCCTGGGAGCGTTTGGACGGCCCTTGCCGATACCCGCTGCCTATCCTGGCGCGGCGAGGCGGTGCCCCTGATCGTGAATGAGCCGGTGCCACTGGCTACTTGCGGTGCCTGCGCGGGAGTCGCGGGTCCGCTTGGCGCGACGAAGACCCCGGCGGCGGTAACGGCCTGGGGTGCCTGAACCGGCGCTGCGGGGCCGGTATTGAACCGATAGCCGGCCCCTGTTGCCGATACCGTCTGCTCCGCCTGGGCGCTTGCGCCTACCCCGCGAAACGCTTCAATTCCGGCAGCGGCGACATGCTGCGCGTCCTGCGAGGTTGCCGCGCTGCCGCTGATGAGCAGTTGCCCGGAAGATGCAATACGCTGCTCGTCCTGCGTCGATGATCCCGTGCCGGTGAACGTCTCGAATCCGCGCGCAACGACGATTTGCTCGCCCTGCGTCGTCGCGCCGACGCCGCCGACAGTTTCGAAGGTGCCCGATGCGGCGACCGTCTGCGCGCCTTGCGCCGATGAGGATGAGCTTACGAAGCCAACGCCGGCGACGGCCTGGGATCGCTGAACCGTGCCTGCCGATGTCGTTACGCCGGACGCGGAAAGACGCTGATCGTCCTGCGCGATCGCGGCAGTACCACTAACGCCGACCGCGGCGACGCTGCCGGCCGTCTGCGGAGCCTGCGCCGTGTCGCCGGTGCCCGTCTGACCTGTAGTGCCGCTTGCCGATACGCGCTGATCGTCCTGGCGCGTCGCCCCGTAAGGCTCACCGCCAGCACTCAGAACCGTTTGCTCCGCCTGTGTCGACGCGCCCGTACCACGCGCCTCAACGACGCCGACGCCTGAGACGGCTTGCTCGGCTTGAATGCTCATAGCTCCCCGCCTCTAGCGCTTATGGAGAATAAATACCGCTCGCTATACTACCTACTAAGTCTCCGTAACCGTATGGGTGTAACTTGTGACCGACACTAATCCGCCCGTGACAATGCTCGTCGTATTGAGATTGAGGCCCGCACCGCTCGTACCGACCGCTATATCACCTACGACCGTCGTTCCGTCGCTCTTGTACAGGCGCGCGAATGTCGCCGTGCCCGTCGCTACTGCCGTTCCGCTCGCGATCGCATTCGCCGTGATAACACTAGCGACGGCCGTCGCAAATGCCGGATTCGCGAAGGTCAAGGTAGCAAGCAACGTATTGCCGCTAAGTGCCGTGTTCGCGTTCGCAGGCTGCGTGCCGGTGAAAATCTCAATGAGGCCCGCGTTCAAGAGCGGCGCAAAGGCGTTCGCCTCGGTGTTTGCCGCCAGGTCGGACAAGTTAATGATATTAGCCACTTAGTGCTCCTTCAAGTTCTTCTTGAGTTTCCAGAATTCTCGGAAAAAAGACCTGGCCGGGCGCTGAGGTGTACATATCGCCGGTCGCGGTCAAAGCTTCAAGTTGGAGCGACCATTCTCCGCCGATCGCGAATTCGTCGGCGACCTCGCGATAGACGGCAGTAAGGCCGCTATTGAAGATACCCACGGGCGTCAAGCGTATCGGTTCGCCTTGCGCGTCGAAGGGGCCGGGGGCGGCGATGAGCGTCGCAGTGCAACCCATCATATCGAAGCCGCCCGCATCTATATTGATCGCGCGGCCAAGTCCAAGCGGTTGCATGGTGCCGGTTGCGGAGACCGTCTGATCGTCCTGGGCGGCGTTCGCGGTGCCATGCTCGCCGATGACGCCCGATGCGGTCACGATCTGCGCATCCTGTGCGATCGTCGCCGTGCCGCTCTCTATGAGGTCGCCGATGCCCGATATTGCCTGCGGGACTTGCACGCTTGCGCCTAGCCCATCGAATGCCTCGATCCCGATCGCCGCGACAGTTTGCGCATCCTGGGCGCTTGCGCCCGCCGCGATGAACGACTGTAGCGCGCTCGCGGAGATAACCTGGGGCGCCTGCGTCGTCGCTGCCGTACCCTGTTCTCCGACCTCGCCAGGAGCCGAAACGACTTGCTCCGCTTGTATGCTCGCGCCGCTGCCGGTGAACGCTTCGTGACCAATGCCGGATACGCGCTGTTCGTCCTGTCGCATCGCGCCAGTGCCGACAAAGACTTCGCTTCCCGATGTCGATACGCGCTGATGATCTTGGATTGTCGATGCGCTGCCTATGAACGTCTCGACGCCGCTCGCTGCTATTCTTTGGTGATCTTGAGAGGTTGCGCCGGTTCCTATCTCTCCAATCGCACCAGCACTCGATACCCTTTGGTCATCCTGGCGCGTTGCCGCACTAGCGGAAAATATCTCGCTCCCGGAAGCCGCCACGCGCTGGTCATCTTGGCGCGTCGCGGCTGTTCCGCTGATAGCGGCAATGCCAGAATTAAAAAGCAGAAGCAGCGACATTGTACGTTCCTATGCAGCCGATTGGTACGTTCCCGTGAATTGCGTCTGTTGTGCAGACATGACGGAATTCGTGACCCCCAACGTTGATCCGTTCAATCCTCCATTGAACCGTACGAAAGTCGTCGTAGCCACGTTCGGTAAAATCGCCACAGACACGGATGAGTACGCAAGGGAAAGACCGACGATTGAACTCGAACTAATAGGCGTGAACGGCAACGACACTTGAGCCACGCTCGCGCTTACTGTCGTTGGATAGACGATATTTGCCGTAATCCATACCAGTCGCCCGATTTTTATATACGATCCGATAGCGGTCGAAAACGTCAATGACGCGCCGCTTTGATCTGTCGGTGTCCACGTTCCGACTTCATAGTCGTTGAGGGTTGCCGCCGTTCCGCCGCCGGGATTTGCCGTGAGACTAAGGCCCGTGCTTGCGGTAATGGTGGTAAACGTAGGCGACGCAGTGCAAGTGATTGCAGGAGTCGTGCCACCGGAAGACGAGAGATTTCCGCTTGCGGTGACGGATGTTACGGGCGTCGTTATAAGCGCAGAGTTTGGGATCGTGCCGGATGTTATATTTGCACCCTGAAATCCAGGAGCGGTTGTCCATTGAGGAGTGGCTGAGGTACCATTGGATACTAAGACGGAGCCTATTGCAACAGGGTTTATTGTTGACATTGTTGTTGGCCCCGACGGGCACAATAAAGAGCCGGGTGTGTATGACGAGAAACCCGTTCCCCCGTTTGAAACCCCTACCACGCCGGTAAGACCTATATTTGGTGTTATACCGCCGGTCGATGATATGTTTCCTGTCCCGGTGACGTTTGTTACCGGAGCAGCTTGGAACGAATACGGCTTCCCGTTGCTCGCAGTATTTGTGAGAACCTTGCCTGCGCCGAGCGTCGTCCAATCAATATCGTATACCGCATTAAGCGCCGCAGGAATATATGACATAAAAACCTCCTACCAAAATGCGACGGTAACGGCTGGTGAATTTGTAAGAAAATCTCCCGTTATGCCTAATGAAGCAGGCATATCTACGTTTATGAGAGTGCCCGCGAGAACGCTTGCTGGTACGATTCCGATGATCGTACCGCTTGCGGCGGAAGCGTTATTAAAAAATGTCAACTGCGCTGTTCCAAGGGTCGTCACAAGCACTCTGCATAAACGCCCTGCGCTCGCCTTAATCGCAGTCGTACCCGCCGCTGCGGCAACCGCCGCAAGCGTTCCGCCGCCGCTTGTCATCCATTGCGGGCCGTTTGCGTATGAATCTTTGCGAATGCGATCCCAATTTGTTCCGTTCCATGCTTTGACATAATTTAAAGTTGGAAGGACACTGAGAGGCCCTGTGCCATCAGTAATAGTTGAAGGAATACCGGCAGTTCCAATTCCCAAAATTACCGAACCTGTTTGAGGTCCATAAACGGAAGCTATATTTGTAGAACTTAAATTGTATGTGTATGTCGAAGGCGAAGCTCCAGTTACTGAGCACCTTATTCTAAAAATAGGGAATCCAGAAATTGGCCAAAAATAAACTCCTGTTGAATTTATTGAACCCGCTGCATTCCACGATCCAGATCCTAATTGAAAAAATGGTAAAGAAAACCAGTTTACATTATCAATAGACCCTTCAATAATCAAAGAACCGAATATAGTAAGAATATCCAACACTAAAGTTCTTAACCCTATAACATTTGAAATAACATTGCTATTTGTCGTCGCTGAAGAAGACAGGGTTTGCCCCGTGACGACAATATCCGGCGTGATCGTATTAAGCCGATTATTCGCATCGACTTCCGCGATTTGCGTTCGCACAGAAGGCGAGCCAATTGACTCAATCTGCCGATTCAGGTTTGCTACAACGTTGTACGTGCCGCTATGAGCATTCGTGAAAAACGCCGTAACGCTCGTCCCTGAAATAGCAGCGAGAACCGTTTCAGTTGCGGCTCCTGCATCAATCGTAAGCCACATCGGATTTGACAATGCAGTGCCAGAAGCAACGGTGATCGTCTGCGAACTTCCAGCCGTCACTGCCGTCGAGCTTGTCGTCGCTATGGTGAACAACGCGGCATCGACAATCTGCGCCGTCGCTGCGGTCGTTGCGAGAACTGGTGCGCCTGCTTCAGTTACGGCCATGTTATGCCCCTAATCTCGGGAAAACGTATAACTTACGCTTCTGGGAATGAAGCGTTTGCCCGTCTGCGGTTTTGATTCTCAGCATGAATTCCCAAAGGCCCCCTTGCGTGAAGTCGCTGCCCGTTTGTCTGTACGATGCCGTGAGTCCGTCGCTAGCGATCACGATCGGCGCAAGCGAGAGCGCGGGGCCTTGTACGTTGAGTTTGCCCGGCGCTGCGAGCAGAGTGCAAGTCGATCCGATCAGGCTGTATCCGCCCGCGTTCATCTCGATCACCGGCCCTCGGTCGCCGCTAGTCAAACACGTTCCCCATGGACGATACCATTGGCGGGGGCTGGATGCTTGCCCCTGTCCCGGTCGGCGTCACGCCCCCGATGACGGTAATCTCCGAGAGCATCGCTTCCAGGATGAGCCTGCGGGCTACCGCGTTGGCGGCGCCTTGGAGGTAGTTGGCGCTGATGTGCAAGATTTTCTTTTGCGCGATTGCCGCCAATTCTCTGGAAAGATGCTTTTCATCCTGAATCGCTGGGGAGTTTGCGAATCCGAACGGCGCGGTTCCGCTGGCGGATGCTTCGATGAGCGCGACCCACCATTGCCAAGCAGCCTGATTTGAGAAGCCGTAGAGCGTAAGCGTTACCTCGTCGCGGTAAAGCTGCGATGCGGGCATTTCGTGCAGCGGCGATGCTCCGCTGTTCGGTTCGATCGTTCCCGGCCAAGGGCCAATCAGGGGAGCAGCCGACAATGATTCCGTCATGCTCGGCTCGATATGCACTGCGATATATGGTGGAGGCAGATTTTCGGGAATCAAAAAACTGGGGAAAATCGGCACCGCCTGTCCAGTCAGATTGGTCTGTGCTAACCATATCGGCAGGCTATTCGACACGATAGGCCCCGCGGGGATGTCGGCGGGATTGTCGATGATGTTCGGCAGCATGATCGCCGTGATCGCCGTGCCGGTGTAATGATAAATGTCAGCCTCTCGAAAGAGGTTGCCCAGGTGCGAAAATGCGACGCGCAACGGCGGCGCGTTCGGAATATCCCATCGCCCAATCCACATAAAATCAGGAGCAATCGCCGAGAACTGCGTTATCTCAGATTCCGAGCTGAAGATCACATCCGATAATCCGAGGGTGCTGGTTTCCGATTGCTCTCTGTCCGTCGCGTAATGAAGCGATCCTATCGCGGTCATAACGACGGCTTGTTGCGCAACCCAAAAGACGCTTCCATCCGACGCGAGCGCGAGGCGGGAATATTTTTGGAACTGAACTTGTTGCCGTTGAGCAATGGAATTCAGGCCCGCGTCTAATGCCGATTGGATCGCCGATTGTTGGCCGGAAGCCTCTTGCGCGCTTGGCACTTCTTACCGCTGAGTCCATGCGCGAAATGCCGCGACGTAGGTTCCCGTATCCACAAACGCCGGACGAGCCTTATTCTTGCGCGCGTAGGGCCGCTTGAACCGATGATTAACTCCGCTTGCCGCTGCTTGCGACGTCGGCGCACCTGTAAGCGCAAGGCTCAACTTCTGCATTTCATTGGAAAATATGAACTTGCGGAAGTCGCGCTCTATTTTTTGATCTGCGCCGTATGTGAGTGATGATTGCTCGCTCGTGAGGACGCGCTGCTCGCCTTTTTTTTCATACCACTGTTTGAGTCTGAGCGTTGTCACTGTGCCGCTTCCCTTAATGGCCTTGCCGCGCTTAATGAGATTATTAAGCGACGCGGCCATGTCTTCCGCGAGATAGTCCGCTATCGAATGCTTGCGCGAATCATAGAAAATCTCCATGACGTGATACTTTTTCTCAAGCTTCTCCGCGACTTCGCCAGTGGTCGTATTCGGATCGCCGCCGTTCGCGTCTGAATAAGCCACGTCCAAAACGCCGAGATGAAGCGTAGGCATTTAGTAAAAAATCCTTTCACATGCTATCTCTCCGCAGTCAGGACATGAAGGCGTATCTTCGCTTGCGAGCGCAAGGAAGTCTCCGCATTCATCCGTGCGAGAAGCTAGGCACGTCCACCAGACGGAGACGATTTGGGGTTCGTCGATTGACGGCACTTAGCGCCTCGTTCTTCCAGAACAATGCTCATTGACGCAAACATACCATCGCGTGCAATACTCTCCATCGCCGCTATCGTTTTGTACCCATTGATCCACCTCGCGCATCTCAGTAGAGCAATACTGACAATACATTACGGCACGCGCCCGCCGCCGATGAGGCGAAAGATCGCATTTGCAATGCCGAATCCAACGGCGAACGCGAAGCCGATGAGCACGTCGTCAAAGAATCCGTGCAGGGTGAATGCGGATTCCATGTTAGGTTACTCCCATTACGCCGCATGTTACATGCGTTTCTCCGCAGGGTAACGGCTTTTTACAGAACCTGCAAGTTGATGGCGTGGGAAAAACTGTTGTGCCTGTTCCGGTAATGGTAAGCTTGCCGCATCGTGAATTCATGCACACCATCGCCATAGGCCCGTTTACTTGTGAGCAGCGTGGGCATATCCAAGGATTCATGTGAGTCCTACGATTGTCGGCCCATAAGCCTGATTGTAAGCGAGATATTCGCGCCCGTAAGGCGTCTTCATGAATCCAAGCTGAGAAACCGTAAGTCCAGATGCCCATTTAGGGGGCGTGAGTGTCGAGCTTGTAGTGACATCGGATGCTGCTACGATGAGCCCCGTTGACGGGTTAACGAGTGAATACCCGCTGTTCGCGCGCGCTGCGGTAAAGAAGTTCTGTCCCGGCTGATCCGGTGCAATTCCGAGCAAAAGGTGTGTCGCACAATTATAGACGGCCAGCGTGTAGCTAATGCCGCCCCAGAGGTTCCGAGGCATTGGCGCGATGCAATTATCCCCGTTCGGGTTCGTCGCCCAGGACGATACGCCGCGATCGCACAGCACAAGTTCCAGCGCCTGCCATAGCGCGTACTGCGGATAGGGCGACGTTACGGGAAGCGCGGCCTCCGGGATGGAGACGTTGGTTTGCAACCAAAACCAGAAGTCAATAATGTTCGGTCGATTCGGCCAGAGGAAGCCGTTCGTGGGTGTCTCCGCACCGATCCCGTTCGCGGTCTGCTCGGCCTGAGATGACGCGCCGGTGCCGGTGACGCTCACTTAGCCTTCCTTACGCTCGCGGGCTCCGGCCTTTTTCGAGACAGTGACGGTCGTATTCACGCCGCCTTTGACCGCGCGCTCGCCGTCGAGATGCTCAATCTGCTCCACATGGAGCGATGAAGTCTGTTGCTGCTTGCGCATCGTCTCTTGGATGCCGGGCGGGAGAACAGAGGGGATCGTTGCAACGCCCGCGTTCTCGGTCTCCTGATCGGAGATTTTCTGGCGGATTTGCTCGTCTTTCTCGCGCGCCGTGTTGAGCTGGTTTTCCGTTATCGGCTTGCGCACGGAGAAGACGAGGCTGTGCGCCGTCTTCATGTTTACGATGTCGGATTCGGGCACGCCGCCGTAGCGCTCAAGTTGCGGAATGATCGCCTTGATTTGCGCTTCGCTCAAGTCCATCGGCATGAGATGCGCCTGGCTTCCCGGCGGAATCTCGGCAATGAGCGCACGTTCCACTTCCGGCACGCGGTAATGGAAATGCACGGTCTGGAGCGTGGGGTTGCCGACGAGGAGTTGCATACGGCTCCTTTTCAAGGAAAAAGGCCGGGAATCCGGCCTTCGTTGCTATCTGAAACCCATTTCCAGTTTGCTAATATGGCAGCGAAAGCACGTTCACGGCGTTTGGACGGGGTGACCATCCCGAGGTAATCCGCTGCATGCTCACCACGTCAAGCCCTTCGGGAATCGGCGTTGTGATTTCGATCGGTGCGGCGACGTTCGTATATTGCAAAATCATCGCGTCGGTCGTCGGCGAAAGCTTCGCAAATTCGTTCGTATTGATGCCTGGGATTGTCGGCACAACCGCTTCGGGAACGAGCAAGAGCACGGCGTCCGTACCGCCTGCTCCCTTGCCTATCAAGGTGTCGTCGTACGCCCAATCAATCGTGACATCGTTCTCGTCGCCGATCTTGGAGACGACTTGCCCGGTCGTCGCCGTACCCGCGCCGGGACGCTGGTAGGACGTAACCTGCACGATATCTTGCCATTGCAGCGTGCCGATAATGCGTTGCGGCCCCAGGAGAACCACGCGGCCCGGCATACCCAGGCGGAACATGGACTGAAGCGCATACTGAATCTGCGCGTTGAACCAAATTGCTAACTGCCCCGCGTCGTACGTTCGAAGCGTCGTATCGCCGAAGGAGTCAGGAGGTAGCGTTACCGCCGTCGCGTTCGGCGTATTGATGATGCCTTCGGAGTTGCTCGCATTCACGCCGTAGATGAACGCCGCGCGAATGAACTGGTTGATACCCTGCCGCGACGCGAGCCGATACGCCGCCGGAAGCGCGACGTTATATTCGCCCGCATCGGCAACGTCCAACTCGTTGTAGTCCTGTCGCGTGCGAATCAGGTAGGTGAGCGTCTGAATGTAATCCAGCGTGATCGTCGCGGACGGCAGCACGTTCGCCGCGGCCTGCTGCGCGGCTACCGCAGTACGCACATCCACATGGTTTTGGTAGACGACCTTATCGTTATCGCTCAGAAGCTGGCGCAGCTTCTTGCCGCCCAGGCCCTGCATGAAGCCGGAAGGTTGCGCGATCGTGATAATCAGGTTCGGCTCGATGCGATTCGGATGAACCAGGACGCGAGACGGTGCGATCAATGGCATGTGTTATGCGCTCCTTAGATCCGAATGATCGCGGCCGGGCCGGTCGCATTCCAGGTTGCGTTGCCGCCGCTGTACGTTACCGTCTTACTCGTCGCGCTCAAGGCGAGCAACTGCGTAGCCGCCGGGAGCGCGTAGTTCCCGCCCGCGCTGTTCGTGATACACAGGTTCGTCGGGTCCCAGTACAGCGCGACGTTCGCCGCGGCATTCGCGAGGGCGTTGAGAATCGTGGTATTTTCGACCGCGACGGCAACCCGCAAAAGCGAGCCGTTCCGCGCGAAGTTGATCGACGCGCCCGCCGCGTAGAGCGGAACCTGAGACGACGGCGTAATGATGCCCGCCATGCCCTGATTGAAAAGCGTCCAACCGTCGATCGTGCCCGCGCTTGTCGCGGGAATCACAGTCGAGCCTTGCGCGTTGACGCCGACCGCCTGCACGTTGAGCGCGACGGCTAGGCCGCCCCAGAGAGGCTGAGAAACGCCGCTGCCGACCTGCCCGCCCTCAAGTTGCGTGCGCATCGAGGGATCGTCTAAGAAGACGCCCTGGACGTAGCCCTCAGTAGAGAGGACGAAGCCGCCGGCTATGTTCGTTGTAATTGTCGGATTAAAGGAAATGCTGCTCATATTTTACGCTGCCTTCGAAGGCTTCTTGAATTTGAACGACATGACCGGAGCCTCGAACGGCGCGAACGCTACGGACGAATCGCCGTAAAACTCGGTGCGCGTCTTGCCGTTCTGCACGGTCGTTCGCTCGATGAGCCGACCTGCGTTCGCATCGGTGCGCGTCGGGTTCTTGGCCTCGGCGAGCGCCTCGTCGATAATCGACTGCTCGAGCATGTCGAATGCCGGGCCGGTTACGGCGTCGTGAAGGACGTGCTCTTTCCAGGTCTTCGTATGCTTGCGCAGGCCGTCCGCCAATCGGCGGCGATATGCAATCGGCGACTCGCCGGGCATATGCTGGGGCACCCGCTCGCCGAGCATCTGGTATATCGAATCGTAGCGATGGTACGCCGTTGCAATCGCGTTCGCGTCGTCCATAGTCGGCTGCTTCTTGAGCGCGGCGATTTCCGCTTGGAGTGCCTTGAGATCGGCGTCGTGTCGCTTTTGCGCATCGGCAATCTTGTCAACTTCCGCGTTCACGGTCTCAACCGCGGCGGCAGCGTCCTTTTTCTTATCTTCTACTTCGCCTTTCTCAAAGGCGTCGCACCGGGCGCAGTCATTGTGCGCTCCGTCGTGCTTTTCGGAATCGTGCCGCTTGGCGCGATCCGCGCGCTTGGCATCGGCCTTCTCTTTCTCGGCCTTCTCTACTGCCTGGCGCTCGGTTTCCGCCTCGGCATCTTTGCGGGCCTTATCGGCCTTCGCTTTTTCCTCTTCCTCGGCGTCCTTGCGCGCTTTATCTTCGCGCTCTTTTTCCTTGGCCTCGGCGGCGTCGGCACGGCGAACGGCGTCATCACGCTCTTGCTTGAGCTTGGCTTCCTCTTCGGGTGTCATGCTGCTTTCTTGCTCCTTCGTGATTGCGTCCAGCCTAATACCGCGTGGCTCTTGGCCGAGATCCCAAACGCCTTGCTCGCATACCGCGAGGTGATCGAGTATCAAAGGAAGGTTTTCGTTTAGGACTTTCGTACCGTCCTGCGACGTAGAGGTGGTAGAGCCCTTTGAGGTTGTCACTCCCGGCGAAGTACTCGCATGGGTCGTTTGCATCAAGTGAGCCGCGTCTTCATCGAAAATCTTCGCGACGCCCCATACCTCATCGCCCTTGCGATATGCGAGAACCATATTGCCTATTGAGCGCTCGCGGTACTCATCGCTGTTGAGCCCGGATTTTTCGGGATGCCCGAAGATGACGGGAACCGAGGCTGCGCGTTCGATGAAAGCAGGGGTTAGCCACTTCTCGGGATCGCGGAAGGCATACTCGTCAATCGCGTCCCGGTAGGCAGCGCCTGTTCCGGTTACACGCAGGTCGAACAGCCAAAAATCGCCGTACTTTTGCGGGCTCGGCGCACCGTCGCGGATCGCTTCTGCGGTTTCGTGGTCCGAAAGGGCTTCGGGCATGTGCTTGCCCATTCGCGGCCTCGCGAGAACGGCCCGGTATTGCACGGCTTCCCTCTATGGGGTATAAATGGGATAATGGCTTCCGATATGAGCGAACCATTCATCTATGTCGAAAAGGACGCGACGTTTCCGCATGCAGTATCAATGCGCTTTCGCCCTGGTATTGGAAGCAAAGTCTCGTGCGTATGTGGCTGGGTTTATTTTCTCCTCGAAAAACTTGATAAGAAGGCCATGAGGAAAATAGCTGAAGATCATTTGAGGCATACTGCATGAAAATCCGCGAATTGATCGACGCGCTTGAGGCATTCGCTAAAAAGCATGGTGACGATTTTGAAACAAACGTTGAGCCTATGTGGGGAAGTAACCCTCCGGAGCCGCTACTCATTCACGAAGAACAACTCATCCTCGTAGACATGGGTCCGCCATGATCGATCTTCACATCCGCATTCCCGATGACCTCGCGGAGAAAATCAAGTCAGAATCTGAGGCGAACTTTCGCTCAGTAAATGGCGAAATCGTTCACGGTCTCACGAAATACTTTCTTGGGCTGATGTGCGAAACTGGAAACCCCACTTTAGAAAAGGCTATGAACGACGGATTCATGCTCGCGGCGACAAATTGCCAATGGGCAAATTATGCTTCTGGTAATTCAGGGACAAAAGAAGATGCGATAAAAAATCATCTTCGCCCGGAGGAGTCCTAATGATCTGCATTATTGGAGCGATCTTTGCCGCAGGAGCGATTACTGCTACTTTCCTTATTAAATGGGCGATCCATTATGTGCCACCAGGCGCGCACGGACCGAACAAGAACGCAGGCGGCGCGCGGTTAGATAATCCGCCGCAAGAAATTGATATTACCAGGCATACGACGGGATTCAGGGAGCAAACGCAAGCCGTGAAGCGCGGGGAGCCGCCGAATGACTGAATTACTGAAAGATTATCTCAAGCGGAAACCTAGAACTAAATCCATGAAGAATGCTCTCAAAAGAGACCCCAATGCAACGATAAATGCACATGATCCAAACTCCCGAGAACATAAGCGCGCGATGCTTGAGGTTTTCGAGGATATTGCAGAGATGAACGCGGCAGGAATATCCGCCGAGATTATTTTTCCTGAGACGCGCATTACTTGGGATGGCGATTATGCCTATGTGCATTGTCAAATGAAGGTGAAAGTTATCCCTCGTTGTGCGATGTGCTTTTGCCGGATGGATAAAAAACATGACGAAGGTTGCTCCCAAGCGGATAAGGTTTGGGAGCCTAGAGAGCCGGAAGACTAGCTCGCGATAGGCCGAATAGATGCTCTGCCTTTCGCAGTGAGCATTGTCTCAGGCAAGTCTTGGAGATGCACGATCCATGTCCAAAAGCACGAGCAGTACACGGGCACTCCGGGCTGCTCTACGCTATCCGTATAAGGAGCCGCGCCTCTGCGAATGAGCCCCTCGTTTATCGCCCAGCTATCTTTGACGATGAAGAGTTTGCCGCTGCGTTTGAGATGCTCTGGGCGCGCATCGTATCCGTGATCGTCTTCGCCACGATCATACCAAGTTGCCGCGATTGCCCCTTCGTTCATTGCAACCACATGCGAGATATTACTGACTAGCTTATGCCCCTGGTCTATCGCGACGCGCCGCCGTTCGAACTTGAACGATACTACGTCCTTGGTTATTTGCTTGGATAGCGCTCGCGGGGAGAAGTCGAACGTCCCTGCCGGCGGCACAGACGATGCCCACCCCGAGAAGCGGGCTAGCGTCTTCTCCACCGTCTCTTTCTTACGAATGCGGATAAGGTCGGCGCTCGCGAAGATGCGCTTGTCGAGTTCCGCGCGCAGGTGCGGCGCTACGCGGTCTAGCGTGTACCTAGAGACGCCCGGAACGCGCCTAGCGATGCCGCTGCGGTACTCCTTCGCATAGACGCTCCCAAGTATCCCCGCGAGGATGTCCCGGCTCTCCTCGTCTGTGGGCAGCTCGCTCTCGATCATGGCATGGAGGCGTGCGGTCCACTGCTGGAGGTCGGATTCGCTCACGTACCCGCGCGTCGAGAATTCCCGGATCGCCTCAAGGAGAAGCGTGCGGAAGGCTTTGGTCATGCGCTAGGATGCCGCCGCGAACGGCCTCGGTCGCCCTGACGGCTTATCGGCTGCGGTTGCGGTTGCCGCCTCTTGCTGCGCCGCTTCGTTCTCTTCCGCCCATTCCGCGAGGTCATCTTCGTCGATGTCGAGCCTCCCCGCGAATAAGTGCTCGCAGGCGTTCACATTATCGGCTATCCATGCGATTGTTTTCGCTTTGTTTTTTGGATCGCATTGCGTTGCGACGGCTTCGGCGACGGCGATCACCGTTTCCATTTTCACCTTTTCGGTTTTGCTTTTCTCGCTATCCGCCTCTTCCATGAGGTTCGGCCACGTCGCGGTGAATGAGTTAATGCACTCGTACAGCCATGTCTCGTACGGCTTTAGTTCCGGGTAATCCGGCTTGAGCGAATTGTAAAACTCCTTCGTCCATGCTTGGCGCATGACGATCTTGTCCACGAAGTCGTACGCGGGCTGCATGTCCTCGCGGATGTAGTTGAGATATGCGACCTCTTTCTTCGCGTCCTCAACGCCTTCTCCAAAGCCTTCGGTCATGGTTTCTTGCGCGATGATTGATGCGGGCATTCCGGCAGACGTTGCAATATCTTTGATGATATTGGCTCGCGCGGTATTGAGCGCCTTATCAATGTTCTGCATGTTGAGCGTTTCGATGCTCTCGGTTATGCCGATAGACGCGATTTCATTCGTCATGCCTTCTTTGAGTGCCGCGCGTTTGATACCGAAAAAATTCAATATCTTATTATCTATGATACTGCCAGGCGATTCCATCTTTGCGACGAGAAGCCCAGCTTTGCGTGCGACCATTTCGTTTGCGATTTGCGTTCGCACGAATGATTTCAGCGGGAATAACGCGCGCTGATAGATTGAGCGTCCCACGAAGCCGAAACCTGAAGAAGACCACTCAATGTAAATCGGCTGCTCGTTCATTTTGACGAATAGACGCGAATGATGCCATGCTTGCCCTTGCACATGCACGGTATCGGACGGCTTGAGGAAGTCTGCCGAGTTAGGGTCCTGTTCGAGGACTAAACTGCCTGCTGTATTCAGCGGGTCAAGCACATTAAAGAATAAGTCTGCTTCGGATATTTTCGCGAGGTCGAGTGGCGTGTTCGTAGGCTTGCCGCGTTCGCCCACGGCTAGCGATGCGATACCATAGATGCGGCTCGTTTTCACGAGGTTGTGAATGATGATCGTAGCGCCGACGCGCCCTAATTCCCGATATGTTTTCTCGAATTGCTCGATAATACGTTGCTCGCCGAGAATGACGGGAACGCTTATCTCGCGCTTCTTGCTCTGTGCGCGCGTTATAGGTGCGTCAGCGAGGACCGGCCCCATTGTGTGATACGCATGTATGGATTTGCACAAGCCGTAACTAGGAGGACTCCCAGGAACGATGTCTCCGCACATGAGCAGGTTCGTAAGCACGGAGCCAAGTTGCCCGCCCACGGAGACGGTTGACGACGTATCGCTCTGCTCTGGGCTGGAGTTATACATGAGACGCAGCATCTATGAGAATGCCGCCGTATTCCTTCGCTTCCTCGCGAGAGAACTCAATCCCAACGTAGCGGTCGGAGTTATCCGCAAGCACCTGGCGCAAGCCGAGGAGTACGGTTCCGTTTTCCTTTTGCTCGGGATCGTCAAGCAATCTCATACGCGCACCTTCCGCGCGGGCGGTTACGCCTCCCTGAAGTCAGGCCTTCTTCGCTCGCATCCGTCGCTTCCTTGCGCGTTCCCGGTGCGTGGGAGAGGCGTACCGGACGATATGATCATTCCCGAGCATCCGCGCTCTCGCGAGTACGGCCTCCGGTATCGGCTCGCCGCACCCGCAGGCGCATATTCGCTTCGTCATGAGGCGTCTGCGCGGTATATGGCTTGGAGGTGTTCAAGGTTATGCGTGAGGCACTTGGCGCAGGTAACTTTCGATGGGTCCTGCGTCACTACGTACCGCTTGCGGTGCCAATCGCCATAAGATCGGCAGAGGGGAGCGCGTGAGGTGGAGCTTTTCGGCCTGAAATCCTGCGGAAAGTGAATCTTTATCATTGGAAGTTCGCCGCAGATAGCGCGTCGATGAGAGCATCGGCTTTCTTCTCATTGTCTTCCGGGTTGCCGAATGCGTCGTGTATCTCGTCGAGGGTGAGGAAGCGTTTCTTGAACTCGTGCCGGTAGTTTTCAAGGCGGCGAATCGTCCACTCTTGCCCGTCGCGGCCGAGGGCTTCGATCAGGTTGTCATATTGGGATTGGGCCGGGGAAGGGGAGGCGTTCATGCGTACACCGCCTCTTCGATTACTGTGTGTTCGCCGTTGGCATCTTCGGGACACGGCGCTTTCAGTTCGTCTGCGCTCGTCTCGCCTGCTCCGCAGTTGAGGCAGAGGATGTAGCTGGTATCGGTTTCCGGGTTGAACATTTTAAGGCTCCTTATTGATGTCTCTGCTTTGTGTCCCTAGTATATCATAGGGACAGGCGAGAAGCAAGCCCCAAAACAAAAGAGCGCCGGTTGCCCGACGCCCCTCTGCTATCCTCGCTCGCCTGTAGGGAACGGTTTAGGAGGCGGTGACTTGGACTGTGACCGTGTTCGCGGGCGTCGCGTTGTCCGAGACGGTGATCGACGCCGTACCGGGGGCAACCGTGGTAACGGTAAACGAGCCTGCCGTATTGGCCGGGGCGACCGTGACGGTGGCGGGAGCCGAGCTTACTGCCGTGAACGTCGCCGCGGTGTTGGCCGCTTCGGAGACGGAAAACGTGCCGGTCGCGTTCGCGCCTCCGGTGATCGTGAGGGATGCGGGATTGGCGACGATCGCGGATGTCCCGGTCCCAGGCGGGTTCGTCGCAACGGCGGCGGCGTCCAGGGAGGTGAGTTTCGTCGCGATATTCTGGAGCGCGGTCACTTCCGGCGTGAAGTCGGCTGTCCCGGCGGGAAGCTGGGCGATTTTCGCGAGGAGTGCAGCGATCGCGGTCGTTTGGTCTGCGCCGAGTTGCGTTACGGCGGCATCGACTGCGGCGATTGCCGCGTCGAGTGCGGCTTGGTTATTGATCTGGGCTGTAGCCATGGTATGTAATATCCCTTCAATGCGAGTGAGTTGAGTTTCTAGCGCGTAGAGTTTCTCTACGACAAGTTTTTTGAACATTCCCTATAGTATGTACCCTGAATTTTCGATCCTCCCTCCACCTACTTCCGCCAGAGCTTATTGCGCGTGATGATAATGGAATAAGTGAAGCAGTCCAAAAGGTCGAGTTTCCCCGTCCCCTTGTCGCCGATGCGAAAGCCCGTTACTTGCTTGATGAGATGGTTCGCGGAAATGCGCTTATGCACTTTGACTTTATTGAACGCCTCATCCGCGATCTTTATGTCGCCCGCGTACACGTACGGGCTTGCCGCGATAGCGCGCTCGTCCTTGCCCATCGCGGTTAGCTTGGAGTCGACCGCAAACGCTGGCCTACCCTTCGCCTTGGCCTGCTGGATGAGGACGCTTCCCGTCGCCTTGTCCTCAATCCATGCGCCGTATGATCCCTTAATCGCACCGCATTGGCGCGCAAGTTGCTCGCACCGATCATAGACGGTCGATAGCCATACTTCTTGAAGCGCGCCTTCAATTTGTAGAATGTCATAATCCAGGATGACCGTACATGGTTTTATGAGCGGATTATATGCAACGTACACAACGCCGGTACTATCGTGTTCTTCCCCTGATTTAACTGCCGTATCAATCACGGCAAAGACGACATAGCAATTAGCAGGCATCGGAACAGGCTTCCCGTCCACGAGAAGCGCGTCGATGGAGAAGAACGCGACGCCTGACCAATCGACGAACTCCGCGAGGTATTCTTGCCGGTAAACTTCCGGTGAGTTTTCATCCTTGAGCTTGGCGACTTCTTCTCGCGGGAGGTATGGATTGTTTTCGGTCGGCGCGTGAAACTCGACGAAACCAAGGCTCTTATCGTTGCAAATCTGATAAAACCAGTTGTCTTCGTCCTTGCCTGCGGGCGTGGAGAGCGCCCATGCAATTCCGCCGTAATCGAGTAACGTCGGCTTGATAGATTTCGTCCATAACGATTCCATGTCTTTATCCGCGAACGCAGCTTCGTCGATCATGACGCCGTGGTACTTGCGCGAACGACCCGCGCGCGGATTATTGAGCGTCCAGAAGTCAACGCGCCCACCTCCGAGAACGCGAATCACGCCGTCTATTTTTGAGGATGAAATAATAATCGGATTAAGTATTTCGTGTATCTCACGATACGTTTCCGAAAGAATCTTGTAATCAGGCGCAAAGAGCCCCCATGATTCTCCCGATGCTGCGCCGTCGCATATCAACGCGGATGCCATGAGCGTTTTCCCGAAGCGGCGACCGCACCGCACAGCTCTGAATCGCCCTTCTCCCGCGACGACGGCCTTCTGACCATCATGCAGACGAGGCAACGTTATTGTTGGCATTCGCGCTCACGTATAGCATTCTCGACGATGATTTTCATAAGCTGTTGCGCATTATCTGGTCCTTCTAGTCCAAAAAGTTTATCAATTCGTTCGCGCGCCTTGATCGCAGTATTTATTGACTTATCAGGAATACGCTTGATGCGGTCTTCCTTATCAATCTCTTCATTCTCTCCATCTGGTTCAAATGTTAATGCAAGAGCAATCATTCGTTCATAAAATGCAACCGCACGAGTCGTTTCATATTCGCGACGACTCGCATTCTCCGTATGACGACGCAAAAGTTCCGCACGAATATCATCGGAAACTGTTGTTTTTGACATTTTCATTGCGAGAGCAATTTCGCGGGTTGATTTGCTCTGCTCAATAGAAAGATTAAAGCATTTTTCTTGCCTTTCAAGCTGCTTTGCGGTTCGTTCTTTTTGGGCTAGTTTGGGCTCCTCCATTACAAGAGTTTCCCTATGAGCCCCTGAATGCCCTAACCATGGGACTCATCACCGTGCAGCAAGTCGCCGCGCTCTCGGCTACGAAGAAGCCCGCTTTTATGGTTCCCTGGCGCAAGGCGCTCATGAAGTACGCGCCGCTCTATACCGCAGCCGTCGCCGGATGCGCGCTTACGGAGCCGTGCATGCTGGCCGCGATTGTGGATCGGGAATCGGGAGGCGAGAATCTTTTACAGAGGGGGATGATACCGGGAGCGGGCACGGGGGCTGGAATCTGTCAAATTACCTGGGGCGTTCAATGGTCTGGAGTGTTTCCGTTCTATCCCGGATACGGCAACCTCATGGACCCGCTCACGAACCTGCGTGTCGCGGCGCATGAGTTTCTCGACCCTGCGCTTCGGAAGTATCCGAACGATCACATCGCCGCGTTCGCTGCGTACAATCTCGGAATCCAAGGCGTCGGCTTGGAACTTGCCCAGCACCTGAGCCCGGATGCATGGACAACCGGGCAAAATTACGGATTCTCCGTCTTTACCGATTGGATTAACTTTTCGGCGGTCTCAATGAGCGTCGATGTTGCATGGAGTCAATACGCATCATGATAAAAAACCTCTCAGCCTATGCCCAATCGTTCGCGCAACTCTACGTGCATCGTTCACATTCATTCGTGCAAACGATTAACGGCAAGCATTTCAATATCGCCGTCGTTTCGATAACATGTAAGCCCGCAGTGCCGGGGTTCTCGTTTACAGCGGCCGGACTAATCGCGGCTTCGATTTCCAGCGGTCAGCCGGGACAATTTAAAGTCCCGTGCGGAGAAGATTTGTATCAAGTCACCGTCACGAAGATAACCGATATACCGCCGGTAACGACGTATATTGCACCTTCCCAAGAGAGAGATATGCATGCCGACAGATCCATCTAGCGTTCCCGAACCGATCGTTCTCAGCGAGACGCAAAAGATCGTCGCTGCGGCCAAGAAAAGCGCGCTTGTGCTTCTCACAGACGCGCATACGGCAGTTGAAAAGCTGCTCGCCATTGCCGCAGGCGAGGAGAAAACACTTCTCAGCGCCGCTGAAGCGGCAGCGATTCCGATCATTGTCGATACGATTCCGCCTATCTTCCGCGGTATTGTAACGCCGTTTATCCATGCGGCGGCGGCAAAGGCGGAGGGGCCGCTCAATACGGCGGTCGATTCGCTTGTCAGTACGGCGCTCGGCCTAGCTCATAGCTGGCTAAAAGGGGTTATCGTAAGCTCAACGCATGTTCTTGAACGGACTCCCTGAATTGAAGAAGCACAACGGCGTCGCTTTTTCCAGAGCGTCGCCGTTGTGTTTTTCGAACAGGAAAGCGCGACCGTATATGCGGAAATTCGCGGCACCTAACACCCCTCTGAGGAGTTCATGTGTCCAATCCTAAATCCGATCCCGTTCTCGCAGAATTTATCGCCGCGACGACGGCGCTTGTAATCGCCGCGAAGGCGCTCGGATCTTCGGGCGTTACGTCGGACATTGCCGAAGGCAAGAAGACGTTCGAGACCGCCCGCGAAGCGGTGTCGATCGCGCTGAAGGGACAGACTCCAAAAAAGGCGTAATTTCTCATCGGAATCACATCAGTTTACGTACGACGAACGCCCCGCTGAAAAAAAAGGCGGGGCGTTCGCTTTTTGTCCGTTCTATCATTGAACATGGGAGAGGAATCGGAATACTTCCCACGTTATCCACGCGCCGAACGCGAACGCGATCATACTGACTCCCATGCGCCTGATTTGCTCGCGGCGTTCCTCCGGGCTTATCTTGCCGCGCAGGTACTTCTCCCGCTCCGCGCGGCCGAATTGACGAGTACCAGTGCGGCATGCTTGGCACTCCCACTCCCCGCCTTCCTTGTGCGGGACCCATGATGCGACTTCACTGCAGGTTTTGCACGAGACGTAGAGACTCTGCTTTATGGGTTCTTTCTCATTCATTATGCGCAGGACTGTGTTCGTCAATCGCATTCTCATGCTCCGGCGCAACGTCGATCACATCACGCTCTACGATCACTTCGTTTTCGGCGTTAGCTTTGGTGCATGCACCGCGCAATTCGCGGAGGTCTTCTTCGAGTGCGTCGAATCCCTCTTCGAGTATTGAGATGCGGAAGGCAAGCTTCTGAAGGGGTGTTTCCCTCTGCTTGGCGCGCTTGGTGACTTTCTTGGCCGTCGTCTTCCGTTTCTTGACGGCGGTTTTCTTGCGAGGGGGCATTAGGAGCCTTTCGTGGGCGGTGTATGTGATTTTTCATGCGCGCGTCGGATTGATGCGAGCCAAAGGCCGCGCAGTCGATCGGCCTCCTCTTTCTCGCGCAGGCGGAGAAGTTCGGCGACGAAGACGCATCTTCGCGATCCGCCGTCCTGGACGGGCAGGGGGGACTTGCGGCACCAGGCGTCCTTATCGCGGTAGTACAGCCCCCAGGCTGACCGGAATCGCGCCATATCGCGTACCGTGGGAACTTGCAAGGCATCGAAAACGTACTCGTTCCCGGCGCCTGAATCGTGCCTGCTATTGTACTTGAAAAAGTCTATCGCTACCTCGGCTATTGAGAACGGTTCCGGCCATTTTGCGGCACGGGCGACGCGCTGCGCCTCATGGCGAATGCGTCGCATCCATTCCGTCGCTTCCTGCGGCCGGAACATCGGCATACCGGGACGGCGCGGGTCGATCCGCATCCCCTCGTTCTTGGATACGGGAGCGCCGGGGACTTCAATGGTTATGACCATCGAGGCTTTCTTCGATGAACCGAATCGCGGTGCAGGCGACTTGAAGGGCTTCCTCGCGGATGTTTTGCTTGGATTCTCCGGATTGAATCGCGCGCGTAAGTTCTAGGAACTCACAAGTCAATGCCACGAACCGATCACCTCTCGGATGCTTTTCGCGCGCATGGTCGATCTCGTCCGACAAGCGTTCGATGATTTCCGAGAGCACGCGCGGCGAGGAACTCACGGCTTCTCTTCCTTCGCTTCCTTCGCTTCAGCCGCTAACGCTTTTTTCCCGGCTTCCATCATGGCTTTTACTTTCGCGCCCCCTTTGCTTCCGATCGCTTCGTAAAATGTGGGGCCGTACTTATCGCGCGTCGCATCGCCGCCTTTCTTGCCGCCTTTATTGCCGATTGCCTCGTAAAATTCACGACCATACGTAGCCTTCGTTGCTTCGCCGCCTTTTTTTCCGATAGCGACGAAGAACTCGTGCCCGTAGAGTTTCGAGACTTTCGCGCCGCCAAGTTTCCCCGCTTCCGCAGCGGTTATCGGCGGTTCCTTCTTCGGTTTATCGTCGTTCACGACTGCGCCTTCATCTCTGCGAGATATTTCCGTATCGTGTTCTCGGTTTTCTTTGGGGAGAAAATACCGTTTTCGCGATCGGATTCATCTGCACATTGGAGAATTCGTATTGCCATTTCTCGCGTTTTATCTGTCGTATCTCCGAACATGAATGCTTTGCTTTTCGTGAAGCCGATAACCACGAATGAGGGTTTCTCCGGCTGAGCGGAGGCAAGAATCCCAATGTGTATGTTCGGCGGAACGATAATCGTAACATCGTCATCCGTCACGATATCCTTAGACGCTATCTCCGTATCGTTCATTGCTTCTCCTCGGCAGATTCCGCGACGGCTTCGGGATCGACGAAGAGCGGCCCCATGTCGGCAATCGGTGCGCCGTTCCCATGATGCGTGATCGCGTGCAGTAAGCATAGATAGATGATCGTGCTCGTCTTATGACTATTGCAGGCGTTGCACGTTGTCTTCTCCGTTTCGCGCAGCACGGCGCGATGCGGACAATTGACTTCGACGGCCCCGCCCTTGTACGGGCGCGATTCTTTCACGCGGCAATGATCGTCGGATGTGACGCCGGGAATCGTGATCTTGCCCACATCGAACTGCTCTTGCAGGCGTTGGACCCATTCGACCTTGATTTTCACGGGTCCGAACGTAGGCGCGTTCGCGATATCACGTGAGCGAATGATGCGCGCCGCTTCGCCGTTTACTTCGAGGCGCGCGGGCTTGATCGCGTCGCGAATTATGAAGCAGTCGTCGTTGTGTTTGCCGCCAATAAGTCCGCATGATACGCATTGCCGATTCTGGCAGTGTTTCGCATGATCGCCCACGCGCTTGCACAGGATGCAGGTTTCGATCTTTGGTTTCTTAGTCATAATAAGATAGGCCCGGATCAGCGAGCGCGCCAAGGGACACTTGCTCGTCGAACTCGTCGGCTTTGCTCATTTGCGCGCCTCCTTGTCTTTACGCTCCGCGCAGCGGGCGCACAGGCCGCATAAACGAATCGCCAGCTTCACGTTTTCAGGCAGAATCGCATCATCTTCCGCGAGCGCGCGAAGGCCCGCCAATGCTTCCAATTCCGAACACTGCACGCACGAATCGCCGGAGTCTCCCCAATTCAGGCAATGGATAATCGCAGCGAGTGCCTTAAAGATTGCCGGCAGGCCGTTATGTGTGTCGCCAAGCTCACGGAATTGCTGCTCGCGATGGTAATACGCCTCGCCGCTCACTTGCGCGTCTCCCGAATCGCCGCCGTGATCGCAGGGGCAACGCGAACGACATTTGCGGTAACCTCGTTAGGAGTATATTCATGTGGTTCTTGGTGCCCCGATTGCAGACGGCAACGGTGATACACCGTAATCATCCCTTTCTCGTTGCCGGTCATTGCTTCGAGCCGCATGGAGCAGTAGCGCATTTTCCTCTCGATCACGCCTGCGGCTTCGCGTACCTGTCGCAGGGCGGCCGGTACGCCGTGAAGGTCTTTCTTTCCGACTATGATGCGGATTCTCACGCCGCCTCCAGTAACGCCACAAGCTTGTCGGCCATGCGTTCGTACGCCGACTCCGCCGCCGACCTCGCCGACCACGCCGCCGACTCCGCCGCCGACTCCGCCGCCGACCTCGCCGACCTCGCCGCCGACTCCGCCGACTCCGCCGCCGACCTCGCCGACCACGCCGCCGACTCCGCCGCCGACTCCGCCGACCTCGCCGCCGACTCCGCCGCCGCCGACCACGCCGACCACGCCGCCGACTCCGCCGCCGACCTCGCCGACCTCGCCGCCGACTCCGCCGACTCCGTCGACCTCGCCGACCTCGCATCAATCGGATCACCCTTGATCCATGCGGCGAGGAGAGTTGCGACGCTGGACACGACATCTTTGACGAGCGGGTGATTGATACCGGGATTCACCTCGGCGTCGGTCATAAGCCAGCGGAGGAATTGCCACTGCACGAGCGAGAGGTCCGAACCGGGCTTGATCGCGCGCATGAAACGCAGCGGCCATTCCTTGGCCTTCTCGTTCGGAAGGCCCTCAAAGATGCGGTCTTCCAAGCGCGCTAAGGATTGCGGAATGCCGAAAAGCGACTCGTACTGCACATGCTCGCATGAGTGAATTGTGCATCCGACGGCGCAGCCCTTACCGCGCTCCCAATACGTTCCCTTGATAATTTGATCCGCGTCGTAATGCCCTTGCAGTTGCAAGAGTACAGCGTCTTTGGTTTCTTGTTTTCCGTGGTATGCGATCATATAAGCGCCTCCAGTTGCGCGGCGACGGCAAGAAGCGCGATCGCTTTATTTCGTAGTTCCGTCGCTTGCATATTCAGCTCGCCGCTCACGTGCGTTTCTCCTCAACGAATCGCGACGTCTTACCAGCCTTGATATGGGCCGCGTGCGACCTGCAAACGCGCTTGTCGTTCACTTCCCGAATCGCGGGTAGCTCGCAGGGTTTGTCGCGTTTGGTTATGACGGTGCAAGCCTTGGATATAGACATGAGGTTATTTCACTGTATCCTTTTGAAAGGCATAGCGTTTTCCGCGCTGCAACGATTTAAAATGAATTTCACACATTCCTTTTCCTTGGACATCTCGCGTCCTCGGATTCTTACATTGACGTGCCGTACCATGAATGAGCACGCGGCAACGAGAGTGGTCAATCGGCGTTGGCTTACTATCCCAATCGAGCGTTTCTACGATCACATCGGACATGCTAGATAACTCCTAATATAACGAGGTCGTCATGTGCGGCGTTGAATGCTCGAATCGTGTTACGAGAAAGCATTTGCGCGGATCGCAACGCAGTTGCAGTAACATCATCATAGTCCGTTGTGCTACTCAATCCCTCGAATGCCTCATCAATCGCCATCGCGCACTTCTCCGCCGCAAGGAGGCTATCGGCGACCTCCGACTTCACCCGCTCGCGCAGCTTCTCCACGATCGCATCGTTCGGGTTCGGCGGAGCCTTGCGGGCATGGATCGCCTTGTGCCGGCCCATACCGCGGCGCGTGAGGACCTTGCCGCATCCGGGAAAGTCGCATTTGCCTTCGCCTCCAGGTCGTATCCAATCGGCTTCGAGGAAGTCTCGGTCGCTTGGGAGCGGTATGAGGGTGTTGGATTCCACGCTGCCGACGTTTGCTCTCCAGCCTTAGCCTTCCTCCTCTTGCCTCATTCGATCGACGCAAGCGTTGACCGAAGAACGCTTAACCTCGGTGCCGCCTCGGTGTTTGGGCACGAATACCTCGGTGCCGCCTCGGTGGACAGTCAACGACTCCGGTCGCCGCGACGTTGGTGATATCCTAGGGACGTGCTTGAGTTTCTGCTTGCCATCGTCGGCTCGCTCGGCGTCGTGGTCATCATTGCGTTCATTGCCATCATGGCAATGAACCTCGAAGACCTGTAAGCGCGGCAAGGCCCCTTAAACGCCCCTGGGAGCGCGCCGGGCCGTCGCCCTTACTTAGACTAAGGCCCCCGCCCGTTGCGCGCATCCTGGGCGGGTTCTAGGCAACCTCTTCGGTGTCTGCGACCATATCTTCGGCCCACTCCATCATGAGAAAGTCGAAGTCGGCCTCCATGCAGGCGCGCATATCGAGACGATACTCCTCATCCGGCTCTTGAAATAGCTTGTCGATCATCGCCCAAACGTCGGGAAACGTCGGAACTTGATTTCGTGAAAGATACAGGGCAATGATCGCCTTGACTGCATTGTAGCGAGCCGATTCTCCACGCTTCCATTGGCGATTGGATTCAATCCATTTGCGATCATCTTCGGACATCGATGCATCGCCATGAGCCATAATCCACACCATGTCTAATGGGGTCAGCGATGCCGTATCATGGGGCCAAATCTGCTGATACATGCCTAACGGCTCGTCGGCCAAGGAATCTCTTCCACTTTCTTGGTTCGCTTGCGGCGGGATTCCCCGCGTACCGGAATCCACTCCCCCCACATTTCCTCCAAGCGGTCGATCATGGAAAGCGGGATATGCGCGTCAATGCCGGGGATCGGTGCGAGATAGTGTTGCGTAAGCTTTTCGAGCGAGACGTTGCTAGTGGCGATGATCGGTAGTTCGCGCTCATACCTGGCATTGATAAGCTCCCATAAAAACCGCATACTCCACGGCGTAAGCGTCTCTTTCCCAAGGTCGTCGAGGATAAGCATTTTTACATTCGCGCACTTGTCCAGGAACGACGATTCTGTTTCCGTTCCGCCGTCGTTATACGTGGCGCGCACCTTGGAGAGAATCCTACCGACCGTGTTACATATCGCCGGGATACCGCGCGCGATGCAGTCATTAGCGATAGCGCCCACGATATGCGTCTTGCCGTTGCCGGGGGGACCGTAAAGGACGATGCCCTTCTTGGGATTCGCGGCGACTTGCCTGGCAGCGAAGAGCGCTAATGCGTTCCCGGTCAAGGATTTAAAATTATCGAACGTGCGTCCCTCGAATCGCTCGCCGATGATGCTCAGGGCTTTCACGCGGTCGATTTTCATTTGCGCCGTAGCCGCGTCTCGTCGGGCGTTCGCTTCTTCGACTTCTCGTACGCGCCTTTGCACTTCCGGGTTATCGCGCATCCGCATTAGCTCGTCGTGAAAGAGGCGAAGTGACGTATCAATCGGCTTCATCTCACAGCTCCTCGCTGCGTCGTGTCTGTTCCGCTGCTCGTTCAATCGCACGCCTTACGGCTTCTTCTTCCTCTGGCGTCCTACCTTGGGCTTGTTTGCTTTCGCGCGTACGCGCGTTAGGATATTTAGGATAAGGAATAGGACTAGGACGTAACGCGCGCACGTTGCTGTTCCCATGTTGTTCCGTGGTTGTTCCCGAGTTGTTCCCGCGTGCGGGAAAAGTTGTTCCTGTTTTGTTCCCGTTCTGTTCCCGAGTTGTTCCGTATTGCTTAGTATTAGCGTCAATGTTGTTCCCGCGTGCGGGAAAAGTTGTTCCTGACTGCGCTTTTTCAGCAAATGGTTTTAGGATGGAGAATCCTTCCATTGTGCGGAAAGTAGCTCCGTAGCATTCGCGGGCAGCGCGAATCACGGCATTGATCGTCGGCTTGCCCCCTGCGCGTTCAATCGTCTTCCATGAGCCGATGAGAAGCTCGCGTATGTCGCCCTTGAATTTCATGCAAAAACGTCGCCTTGGCGGGCAATACGTTCAACCGCCGAAGAAAGGTCAACAACCGAGGAAGTAGGGGTGTGTTTTGGCGGCGTGGTATCTTTCACGCGAGAGCCTTTCGTGATTTGGGGGGCGATCATGTGCAGGTCCTTTGGCAAGGCTGTATGTAAAAAAGCGACGTGGGAGCGTCGCTTTTTTGTTTCCCCCGTCGTCGTAAAAACTCCCCGCAAGGATGTTCGCGGGCACGTTGCAAATACGATGCGCCATGCCGATAGCAACTACGCCGCGCGATAGTTACGTAACGTTATGAGAACCGGCGTACGCGGAGATACAGAGACTATCGCGATCCGGCTACCGAAGTCGATTGTCGCCGCGATAGACAAGGCCGCGGCCGACGTGGGAACCTCGCGCGGGAACTATCTCGCGTGTATAATTATCGAGCGCACGGAGAAAAACGGTGATCTGTATTACGCGCCCGATCCGCCGAAGCCGAAAGGCTCGGAAGGAATGGATAAGAAAAGAGGCACGTATGAGTAACGTATCCTTCGGATCGAATCGCCGCAAGAAGACGCCCCCGCCGACGGGTGCATGGCAAGACGGCCAAACGTACGGCGCATGGAAACAGCAATGGGGCATGTCCGGCCTCACGCAAGTTGTCGGATCGGACCTTCAGATGCAGCCCGGATCTGCGTACGTCAACACGGAGGCGGGATCGTGCTTGGCGACCTCAACTGCATCATTCGGGGACATCGCCGCATCGACGATGCTCACGACGCTCGCGCAGTTGCGTACCGCGCGCACGCCCGATCCGTGGGAAGTCGCGTGGTTCCTCTGGCGTTACACGGACAATAATCACTTTTACGCCATCACGTTGGAGCCGGGCGGATGGAGCCTCAGTAAGCAAGATCCCACGTACCCAGGCGCGCAACGCTTTCTCTCGGACGGCTCATCGCCGGGATTTCCCATCGGCACGCCCATATCCGTACAAGTAAAACAAATCGGGCCGACCATGACCGTCACCGCAAACGGCAAGCAACTCGTTACGTTCACGGACACGCAGGCGCCCTATCTCACGGGCGGCGTGGGACTGTACTGCGAGACTGCGCACGCACAATTCTCGCCGGTCGTCCTGAACGGCACTACGCTGCCGTGGTAACGCTCATTTCATCATAGCGTGGAATTTGGAATTGCATGCGTTGCATACAATCGCCATTTTCGTATTAGGCGCAGTTTTCCGAGACATCGAAAAGCATTTCGATCCCATGGACATACAATGACCGCACATCGTACATCTCGGCGATGCCTGAACCTTCACAGGCGCAACGGGTTCCACGCGCGCCTTCTCTTTGGATTCCCACACGCGCATGTCCTCAATACACTTGCGGCACAGGTTCTCCAGCCGGATAGCGCGCCCGTGCTCGCGTAGCCATGCAAGAACCATGAAGACGGCGAAGGCGTCGATAATCATCGCAACCTCGCTCACGACTTCTTCTCTTTCAATATCCGCATAATGCGCGTCTGTCCTTCGACCGCGTACTTGGCGAAGATATCCGGCTCCGCGTTCTTGAAGGACGACGGCAAACGCTTCCCGGTGCTTTGTCCCTTGAACGAAAGACGATCCACGCCGCCGATAGTCAACACCTCATTGGTTCCCATGAAGTCGCCGATCTTGGCCGCAATGTTCTCCTTACGCTCCTCTACTTCGCGCAACGCCTTGATTTGCTCGTCAAGGGACAAGTACTCTTCGACGAGTTCGCGCGTGTACTCATCCGCTTCAACTTTCGTCTTTGCGACATGACTAGGAAACTTGCGCCGTGTGTCGGCAATCGTTTGCGCGTTCGGCGGGATGCCGTTTACTACGCCGTTCCAAAATGCGGCCTCCGCGTCGATAAGCGCGTCGATAAATGCCTGATTTCGATGCACGGTATAAATGCGGAATTCTGCGCCTAAGAAAAGAACAGGAACGTCGAACGCCTCAAGATTCGTAACGCCAAGATAATGCTGTACCTGACACAGATACTGTTGCGGAATTTCGTCAGTCCCCGCGCGGCCCCAAAGGTCAGAGTTTTTCGCCTGAATGGGCGACGCGGTTTTACATTCCACGCCGCGCGGTTTCCCTATAACGCGCCCATCGAGATTCGCGAGCATGAATCCATGCACCGGATGAACGAGCGTCTCAGGTACGCGCTCGACCGCGTTGCCCGTCTCCGTCGCATATTTACGCGCGACGAAATCCTCAAGTTCTATGCCGCATTGCACCGCGAGGTTATCAGAGAGGTCATCCGGTTCAATCTCCCCGCGCTTTTCGAGGTACACGTCCAGCGCTGTACGGTAGGGACTAAAACCGATTACGGCAGCAGCATCGCTTCCGCCAATTCCCTTCTTTCTTCTTTCCAGAAACGCAGCGCGTTCTTCAGTATTCACCACATCACATCATCTCCAAAAGTGTCCAAGGAGTGCGCCGATAATCGCGGCAACGGAACTAATCGCTGCGATAAGGGAGAAGTCTCCGCTTTGTCGTTTTGACATAAGCGCGTCCACCTCAACGCGCGTAATGAATTTCGTTTGCAGGTCGGCAAAGCTCGCGCGCCATTCGTTCGTGTTGTCGAATCGTTTCTCATTGGCTGCGTCTGCTTTCGTGATCGCTTCGCGGCTCGCAATGAATAGCGTATCGACCGCCCGCAAATCCGATTCGCGGAGCGCAAGTAAATGCTGCATAGCCGTGCCTATCGTCCACTCGCTCGCCATAGGTCATAATCATGGCGCGTTGCCTCTTTTTTCCTTGGATGCGAACTCGTGATTGGGAGCCTTGGCGCATGACTGGAATACCGCTTCCCGCCATCCCATGCCGCAGTGCTTGCAGTTGAGTGCGCTCATCAAAACTCCATTGCGCTTATGGCGTACCATTCGCGCGCGTCTTCGAGCGTCAAAAATGCGAGATACCAGAAGATTGCTTCATCGCCGTAGGCGGGTTGCGCTCGCCCTGATCCATAGCGGCGATTGTCCTCCACATTCATCGCCGCTAGTCCGACGCCATGCCCGTTGATCGCCAAAAAGTCGCCCATTACACCGCCGCCGCCACGCGAGCATCAATCTCGCCGAGCACGATCTTGTACGATTCCGCCGTCAACGGGGTCGATAACGCAAGCTCGCCGATAAGTGACATGACATCGCGCAGGTCCATGCCGCACTTGTTCGCCGCGACCGCGAGCATCCGCAGATCCGGCGGCGGCACGTTATGACCAAATTTTTCGAGGTCATCATCCGAGATCATCGGCAGCGGCAGCGCGTTAATCGCATCGATAACCTTTCCAATGTTCGCTTTGGTAAGCTTCGTGCTTCCCGTCGAGTTTTGGACGAGTATGCGAAAGGCGTCCTCGTTGAGGCCCTTGCGCTTCGCCTGGGTCGTTACCATGCTTACCGTGACCTCGGGATCGGGCTGATCGTCTTTGATCTTAACGTCCAAGCTCAACGGCTCAAGGCCGATCGCTTCCGCCGTTTTGATTGTCTCAGCGAGAACCTCGCCCGCCTCTCGCTGATCGAACGTGATCGGCGCGGCAACCTTCCCTGCGGGGAGCTGCGCGCTTTGCATCTTCGCGAGCAGCGATTCCGTGCGCGATCCGCCGACGCTCGGCTGCGTTTCTGTTACGGTCTTTAGTTCCGCATCCCGCTCCTCTTCGCCGCACGCCAGGCCCTGAAGCACATCTCCGAATACATCCCGTAGTGCGAATCCGCGAGCACGGAACTTCAGCATGCGCTTCCAGTACTGTTTCCACGGCCCGGCGTTGCCCCATAGGTTCGCCTCGCGCGCATCGGCAACGGAGAATGTTTGCGTGATCGGTTCTTGCCCGTACCGCTTCACTTCGCATACCGCGGTAAAGTCCTCGCCGATGTCCTTCGCCGACTTCTCCTCGCCGCGGTATCCCTCTTTAATCCACTCAAGCCGGCCGCTCGCGCGCACGATTGAAAGCGGCAAATCGCCGAACATCGCCGGGCGCCCGTTCACGACGTACACGTTTTGCAACATGAATCCGGGGTCGATACCGAGGCGCGTGCCCATTTGGAGGATGATATAGACGTTGCCGGGCTTGCCCTGAAGCGACTTCGGGATAATATCCGACTGCGAAAGCATCTTGCAAAGCTCCATCCATTCCGCGTAACTCTGCGGCTGAAAGACGAATTGCGAGGAGCTTGCGGGCTTGGGAATAGACGGCAGGGCTTCCGTGTTGACGGTCGCTAGGGACGTGTTATTCATTAGGACTCCTTAGAGGGTGAGGTGAGATTGGCGGCGCGACGCGCGCGGGGTCGTCGGATATGATCCGCATAGACAACCGCGGCAAGCTCGTCCACGGTCATCTTGCACGCCTGGGCGAGCTTCTCGTAATGCTGAGGACGGGGCAACCAAAGGGAGCCCTTCCACTTTGAAACCGTGGTTGGTGTTACACCAACGTCCAAGGCAAGCTTTCCGGTCGAAAGGCGCGAGATGAGAGCCGCGAAGCGCGTATCCATGCCACTATGATACCATACATCAAACATAATCTGTACTTTTGTTATCGACCTATGATATACTAAGAAGGCTATGAATGCCCAGACCTTCGCCCTCGCTATGCAGGCCAAGCGCGCACTCCAAGCCCCGCGCACGGCCCAGGAGCAACGCGAAGACGCGATCATCGCCCAGGCCCCTTATCTGCCTCCCGGCATAGCGCGCCGGCTTCTTTATGGGATGAGCTACAAATGAACGCACTAATCGAAACAACCGCCGCCCCAAAATACGTAGGAGACTGCAAAATATGCTTCGAGGGATTAGGGGACGGATTTCATGATACGGGCGTATGTGAAAACGCATGCCCCTTTTGTCAAACGATCACATGCAACGGGGAATGCGAATGAGTACGTGGTTTGAAAATCTACAAAGCGAAGTCCAAAAACTCGAAGACGACGACGCAAGGCAGCGCGCAAGAATCCTCACCAGATCAACCTGCAACTGCGGCGCGATTGCAACCATATCATCCCCTGATTACGAGCAGCGCATGGTTCGCACGCACCACGAAGTATGGTGCAAAAGCAATGACGTGCATCGGTGAGCGCGCTGCGTGATGAAATATCAGTTTTAGGCGGGAGTCTCAGCCGCCTCGTCAATCGCGACGACGTGCTCGCGCTCATAGACAAATACGAGAAGCAATGCGCCGCCGACGTGCAAATCTCTGACCAACGAAAGAAGACCACCATGGATCTCGATGATCTCACGCTCGGCCAAGCCCGCGAGCTTGCCGCACTCTTCTACTCGCGGGCATCGGAACGGCTCGGCATATTGACCGGCTCGCCTGCATCCTCAGTGTCCCAATGCGGCACGCAGTCTCTAGGCTCCGAGATGATCGGAAAGGCCGTGATCGTGCGTACGTATTCGGCAGGCGTCCACTTCGGCACGCTTAAGGCGCGAAACGGAACAGAAGTCGTATTGGAAGATGCGCGCCGCATTTGGTATTGGAATAAGGCTTTCACCTTATCCAAGATCGCTATTGACGGCCTAGATATCGCGTCATCCAAACTCTCGGTGAGCGTGCCGAGGATTCTCCTAACTGAAGCGATTGAAATAATACCCACAAGTCCATCGGCCACCGTGGACCTCACGAACGCCCCGGCCCATAAGCCTGAGTAACGGTATGGCAACGCTTGCGAAGGCGCGCTTGCGCGCCAACGGCGACGGCGACGGCGACGGCGACGGCTCCGGCTCCGGCTACGGCTACGGCGACGGCTACGGCTCCGGCTACGGCGACGGCGACGGCTCCGGCTCCGGCTCCGGCTACGGCGACGGCTCCGGCTCCGGCTCCGGCTCCGGCTACGGCTCCGGCTCCGGCTCCGGCTACGGCTACGGCGACGGCTCCGGCGACGGCTCCGGCTACGGCGACGGCTCCGGCTCCGGCTCCGGCTCCGGCTCCGGCTACGGCTCCGGCTCCGGCTCCGGCTCCGGCGACGGCTCCGGCTCCGGCTACGGCTACGGCGACGGCTCCGGCTCCGGCTCCGGCTCCGGCTACGGCGACGGCTCCGGCTCCGGCTCCGGCGACGGCTCCGGCTCCGGCTCCGGCTCCGGCTCCGGCTCCGGCTCCGGCGACGGCTAGTATGCGTTGCGTGACGACGGTCGGCGGCGGCAAGGACGACGCGAACGCCCTAAACCAT